CCTGCCCGACGAATACTTTCTTGCCAGGCGTTGTATTCCTGAATACACTTTTTCGTGTACTGTTCGACTTCCTTCATATATTGCGCATCGGCTTTCTCTCCAGCAGAGATACGCGCATTGTTCATCTTCTCCTGCTCCCTCGCTACCTCGCCATACACGGCTTTCAGTCGAGAGAATTGCCCGATGAGTTCATTCAAGGCACGGAAATTACCAATATCCTTGAACTGCAACGCTTTCTCAATGAACTGCATGACATCACGCGAACCCACTCTGGTCAAGGATGTGTCAAGTCCCAATTTGAATCCTTTCGACCCCGCCTCGTCAATTCGCCTCAAAAGTTTCTCGGAATCAGCAAGCAACTGATTGTAACGTCGCTGCGCAGTTTCACGCTCGGAATTACCCCATACGTTGGAATCCAAACGCATTTCGTTGTTCAAGGTACGCATCGCTTGTGCAGTACCAGTAACGGAATGGGTCAACTTGTCAAAGTGACCGCCAAGCAAGGTGACATCGTTACCCATCGCGTCCTTTCCCCATACGGTTGTCTTCAACGAACCTGAAATATTGAGGAAACGTATCATGGCTTGGTCGCCTTGATTAGCCAACAACAAGATCTCCCTGATTTTGTTTCTTAACGCTTCCAAATCTTGGAGATTGTTCATCTGGCCAACCTTGAGAGTGTTCATCCCCATAACAGGATGTCCCTCTCCGAAAGTGATACTCTTTTGGGCAATGGCAATCAAACGTTCAATATGTGCCTGCTCCTTAATCAAGGTTTGGATGTTGCGTTCTCCGGTTCTTGTAATTCCTTCCAAGAAAGGAATGTTGGCAGTACCGCCGCCCGATGCCATGGCACTTCTTACTTGACCAAGGGCTGCGGCAACCTTCACAAGTCCTTGCTCTTCCTGCTTGATTTCCTCGTTGGTCTGACCTGACACTCCTCTCTTCTTACCACCACCCTCATTTTTCGCTGCATTGATGGCGGTCATAGCTGCATTAATTTCCTTGATGGCCGCTCCCCAACCCGAAAGGATGTCTTTCAAATCCTTGTTCTCTCCGATGGTTGCCTTGAACTTTCCGAACGCCTCGGTGAGTTTGTTGATGGCCTCGGTGGCATTGTTCACCCTTTCCGTGAACTTTGTGAAACTATCGTTCTTAATGGCTTCCTTGGCTTCGGAGATATAACCCAGACTCCTCTTCAACTCCTCAATAACGGCATTCTTCGCAATAGTTCCGATTTCCTTTTGGGAGAGTTGGGATTGCGCCTGTGCCGCCTGTTGAGTGGCTTGCGCCTGCGCTTGTGTGGCTTGCGCAACCTTTTCCGATGCTTGCGCGACTTTCTCTTCTTGGGCGGCGACTGCGGCGGCGGCTTGCGTTTTCTTTTGGTCTTGAGCGGTGGCTTGAGCCTTTATTTCGTTGAGTTTCTGTTGAGCGGCTGCTTGTTTTTCCAATACTTCTTTTTCGACTTTTGCCGCACCAGCAATTCTCCCCTGTGCTTGAAGGTATGCTTCTTGGTCAGCAAGTACTTTGCCAAAAGCAGAGTCATATCTTGGAGTCGCGCTACTTGCTTGATTGCGTTGTTTCCAAAACTCATTATATTTCCGTTGATATGCTTCAAGAACCTTCAGCTCCTCTTCCATTTCTTTTGATAACGAGCCTGCCCTTTGCATGCCACGCATTTGCGTCATCTCTTTGTATAAATCGCCATCTTTGCCAAAGTACTCGCCATACATATCTTTTGTGTAAACACGAAGCCATGACTTTGCTGCGTTCGCAATGTCTCCACCACTAAGAACATGTTTATAAAAGTCTGAGAAACTAATTTGCTCAAAAGATTTTTTACATATAACGGCAAATCTTTGTGCTTCTTGTTCCTGTTTTCTCCAATATTCATCCCATTTTTTGTCTAACGCGGCAACATTCTTTTCTTGCTCTTTCCTATCTTCTTCCAAGGCCTTCTTGACCATTGGCATATCATAGATTTCAGAACCCTTTATAGGACCGCCATATTTTTCATGTGTGGAGTTGATTATTTTTTCTTGTTCTAACTTAAAGGCTGCAATTCTTTTTAAATGCGCTTCTATATTGTTAAGTTCAACTTCCGCTCTCCTCAAATCTTCTGCCATCGTAGAGCCGATGTTGGTACTCTCCGCAATTTGTTTCAATCGAGCCAACTCTTCCTCTTCCTTCTTCAGCGCAGCCGTGGCCTTATCCACATCCTGCGCCAATTTCTCGCCTACATTCGTAGATGGCGCATTGTTCCCGCCGCTCTTCAACGTTTCGAGCAGCGACTTCAACTCGGCCAAACCCTCCACTTTTACCGTGATGGTCTGGTCTTTCAGACTTTTCAACTTCGCCTCTATTGCATTGAGGTCTTTCGTCGCCTCGTCGCGGATGGCAACAGCAAAGGCGAGCGGATTCAGGTCAGCCATGATTCTTTCCTTGTTTTATAGTGTTTGGGTGTTATTCTCGTTCTCAACGGGGACTTTCTCGCCTGTCTCCAGCAACTTGTCGAGTCTGAATCCCCTCGCTTCTCTCGCCGCCTTGCGTTTCTTCCACCGCTCAACAGCATCTTCAAGTTTCTTCGCATTGGGTCTGTACCCCTTGTCGCCGGGTTTCAACCCTCCGCTCTTGTAATCATTGTCGTGCTTCTTGTAGCATATCATCGGAGCATCGATGTCTATCAACTCTATCTGAGCTGCCGTGTGACCCCAGTAGTACTCCCACATCTGCACACGATGCAAGCCGAAGAAAAAGTATCTCGGCATTACGAGCCACTGCCGCTGCTTCCGGTCTGCAAACGCTCCACCATACTTTGTTCTTGAAGGATAGCTTCGACTTCCTCCGTCCTCATCCGCATCAACGTATCCTTCGCCTCGGTCAGTGACATGATAGTCCCGTAAAACTGTTGCAGCGGTACTTTTTTTTTGCCGACATCCAATATCCTCGCCAACTGTATGTTGTCATACTGACGGACATAGTAAAACCAACGCCACAAGAACCAGTAACGAAACTTCAACTTCCAATACCCGTCCAAGATGATGATGGCAGCAGCCTTGCAAGCCAACTTCGCATCCTCCAAGATGGCATCCATCACATCGCTCCCGGTGGTCTTGTCCTCATCGATGCTCTTCTTATGCAGCAATAGCCGCGTCAACTTCTCCAATTGACCGTTCTTCAACCACCGTATCTTGTACTTCTTCTTCGTCCGAAGAATCTCCACCTCCTCCGCATCATTGCTGATAAGCGACAAGTATAGCTGCTGCACGTCCAACGACGGCTGGTCAACCTGCGGCTCTTCTGCTTTCTTCTTTGCCATAAATACTTCTATAATATCCTATTATTACCTAAAACCATTTTTCTTCTCCTGAAACCTTCCATTAAGAAAAAAGGCAGTGGCAGCACTTTCACTACCACTGCCCTCAAATAATGGTCGGTAAAAGGAGGTTGAGTGTCCTTTAAGGAGCGGCGATGTCGCAAATGCCGATGGCCTTCGGGTCGGAACCCTTGGCAATCGAACCTGTCAGCACCACGCACAATGGCTTGTTGGAGCCATCGTTGATGACCTGAACGGAGAACTTGCCCTTCTTGATGAAGAAAATCTTGTCCTCGGTGTCGTTCAGTATCACCAATCCCAGATATACCGCTTTCTGAGGAGCGGAATATGCCTTGCCGGTGGCACTCGTACCATTCGTGGTCATGCCAGTAGGAAGGGTAACGGTAACATCCGTGTCATCCATACCTACAAGGTCCATGATGTTAGTGTCGTGGCAGGGAATCTCCAACTTGATCTCACCCTCGCCAGGAGTGAACGTGTTCACCCAGTCGGCATTCAAGCCCTTCACCTTGAAGTGCTCGATGCTCGCCTGACCCGTGTCGAAGTTGAAACCAGAATCGTCGGAAACCGGAAACTCGCAGAAATCTACTGCCGACAAGTCAAGACCGTCGGGCAGCTCGTCTGCCGTCGCAAACACTGCACTGATGCCTGAAAAGACATCATCCTGCATGTTGATTTTCTTAGAAATTGTTGCCATAGCTTATTCTGTTTTCTTGTTTGCGTTTACTTTCGTTCGTAAATCAAAATATATCTCCGTGTATTGAAAACCGTAGCCGTCCTCGCTCCAATGCCTCTTGCCAACGATGTTCATTCTGGCATGCTCGCCGTTGATGGGAAATACGTCCACCACGTCCTGAACAAGACCTCCGTGGAAGTTGACGTTCAACGTACCATCGGTCTTTGCCTTGGTAAAGATGGAAAGGACTCCGTAGCCGTTCTGAATAAAGTTGAAATCACCAGCGACCAAACCCCTCGTTTCCGTAGGTATCTGTATCACCAGGAAATCCCTCACTTCCTCGCTCAACGCTTTCGGTCGGCGTTCGATGAAAACCCGCTTGCAAATGCCATCGACGGCCTTCACAAGGTCGCCGTATATCAGCACGTCCATAGGTTCTCTCTTTGCCATAATTCCTTACCTTTGTGGCAGTTTCAAATAGGTTACACCCAGCGCATTGGCTTTTGCATACGTCTGCAAGATACCCGTCGTTCCGTTGTTCTGCTCCACCCATGTCGCGTATTCGACCGGATAGGCTATCACTATGTCAAACAGGTTCTTGCCCCTTGGCTTGTAACTCTGGAAGAATCTCCTCGCATCGTTCACACCCCATCCCTTGTCCGTTGCGACCTCCGGCTTGTATGTGCTTACCGCTCTATCGTAGTCAGGATTGAAATGGTAAGCATACCGCCTTGTGGTCATCTTGACTCGGATGGCTTTGGGTACATATTGACCTGCGTAGTAGGCGTTTATCGGTTCTCTATCCCTATATAGGCACACAACAATGGAGTTGAGCAGGTTGCCCGTGAAGTTGTGAGCCATCGGGTCGAGTTGCCTTTGCTTTATCGCCTCCAGACACAAGTACTCGCAGAACTTGCGGCAACGTATCTCCACCTCATCGAAAATCTCTTTCCGATAGTTCACGATTGCTCGGTGGACGATGGTGGCGTTGTTAGTTGCGGGCATATTTCCAGAGTATGTGAGTTCCCAAGTTGCTCGGTCTGCGGTCTATCACAGTTCCATATTCCGTATATCCGAAACGTTGCAGTTCGATTTTATCACCCTCTTGAGGTATCGTTTCTTCCGTCCACTCCTGTTGTCTCAACGGCAATGAAAGTGTCCGATAGGATGCTATCACATCGCCGTTGTCGGAAATGGTGTCGCGGTTGTCGCTCCTGCAAACTCCCTCGTAAATCACCGTCGGGTCTTCGCTTTCCTGACCTTCCTGACTTTCCTGATTGTTCGAGTCATTCTGACTTTCATCAACCAGCGGGTCTTCGTCGGCCATCGGGTCGAGCACGTTGGCTTGGTCTTCCATCGGCTCTTTCACCGCATAACGGAGAATCCTACAGGTGTGAGGAAAACGAGGGTTGCTGATTCGTGCCATAACGCTTACGGATGGTATCTGCGGATTTTGTGGAAACCACTCCCCTTGAATCCCCATGTGCGGACAACAGAGTCCAGAAGGACATCATCGACTCCCCATTTCTCAAACAGGGCGCGGGCGATTCGGAGAAGGTTGCTGCGGTCAGAGTACGACCAAGAACCCACGCTCTCCTCATGCTGCCAGTCACCATCTTTGTCGGACACGCGCTGCGAAGAACCCATCCCCGGCATGAGGAAAAGGATGAGGTAGGCATAAGCCAAATCCCTCTCCTTCTCCGTCAATGCACTTTCAGGTGATTCGCCATCAATGCCCGTCTTGCGGAGAATGTCGGAAACAATGGAATCGCTGATAATCATCCCAGGAAATCGTTCCTTGATGTATTCAATAGCGGTTTGTGAGTTCTCGGCCATGGTTCAATACACGTCTAAGAGTTTATCCGTTGTAGTCGTACCAAACGGTTGCAATTCCGTAATCATTCACGTTGTTGAAGACCGGACCAGCATAGAGTTCGCAGTCCACAACGTTCATAATCGGGTCTTCCTGCCAAGAGTTGCGCACGGCAATGCGACCTTCGACGAAGGTGTAGCGGGTCGATGGGTCAAGACCACCCATCTTCACGCGGTCAACGAAGATGCTGTTCATGCACTTCATCTCGAAGAGACGATATGCACGGGTGGCAGCAACCATGTTATGCTCGTCGAATGCAGGTGCGTCGGCGACAGCCTTGCCATCCTCTTCGTGACGTGACTTGAAGTCGATGACCTGGAACGGCCATACCTTCATGTCGTTGTGCAGCCAGTCGAGAACATCGGTGCGCACGACCTTCACGTTGGAAGGGTTGAAGTAGTTCTTCGATGCCTTGTACGCAGTGATTACGCTCGGATGGAGCAGAATCTTGTCAAGCAGGTTCTTCGAGAGTTTCCAGTGGTCAACACCAAGGTTGCGAGTGTCGGTGTAGTACTGCTGGAAGGTCAGGATGTCCTCTACCACGTCGGCATCGGTGTTGGCTACAAGCACTGGTGTTGCACCAGTGGTGTCCCAGACGTACCACTCCTTGCCTGAATCTGGAGCAACGAAGTTGTCTTCGGGAATGGCGAACTTGAAGTCATAGCGATAGCCGTCAACGGCGACATCGTGAATCTCGCCCGTGGACATGGCCTGCATGACCATATAGGTGAGTTCGTTGTGAACACCTCCGAGCATGTTGCTGGAGTTCTGGATGAAGCAATCCACCAAGGACTCGCCAAAGGTGATGTCGTTGAGTTTCGACACGCGGCGAAGTTCAATCAAATCGTCCTTCGTTACGTTGAAACCATGCCCCACCTGTGGCAGCGTACCTCCGTAGAACTCCCATCCCTGAGTGCTGCGCTGCGGCTTGCCCGAATGGGTGCCGAGCACGCTGGCACGGACGAGAATCGGGGTCTTCTTGATACCCTGCTTCCATTCACGTTCGTTGGTCGGAGTTCCCCACGAAGCAAACTGACGCCACAAAGCACCATTGTACTTTGCGTTCACGTTGTCGAGGATCAGACCGAAGTTCTCAGCATCCACATACTGGTGCAGACCACTGATACCATAAAGATTTTTATCTCTCATAATCTAATTCTCCTTTCTGTTTACTTGCGGTTAGAGAAACGGAAGTAGCACTCGTTGTCACGGAGAGCCTTCTTCAGACTTGCGGTGAGAGGCGGCATGCGACGCTCCAAGACGGGCTTCTCCATGCAGTTCCATACATAGTCGATGTCGATGGCATAGGCATCGGGGTCAAGCACGTTGTCGCAATAGGTCAGGCCGTTGGGAACGACCTTGACTTTCTTGACTTCGGCAGAACGAGCCTCTGCAAGCACGTCACCTTCGGCGATGAAAGCGTTGCTGTCGGCAACGACTGCATCGACGGTCAGGATGTCGTAGTCGGGGGCGGTGGAGTCGATGGCGGTCACGGTGGCCACGTTGCTTGCAGCCTGTGTGAGGTCATCACCAACGACAACGAGAATCATACCCACCTTGGCGATGCTGCCTGTCTCGAACTTCTCAACCTTGATGGTCTTGTCGTCGGTGTCAACTTCCAAAACCTTGAAGGTGTAGAGAGGAACGATGGTGCGGGCCTGCTCGTCGGCATAGACAAGAGTTCCAGCAGCCATGGCGGCTCCGTCCTGGGGCATGAGAGAGGTCTCACAAGAGAAACCACCGACAGCGATGGTCGGCTTGCCCTCGTAGCACTTGCGGACACCACCAAAGTTCTTGCTGAACTTCACATAGTTGTTGATAGTTCCTGTTCTCATGTTACTTGTGTTTGTGTTAATGTTTCAGTTCCTTCGGAAAAGTCCTATACGAAGGTCTTCTCCTGTTCGGCGGCATAGCTCGCGTTGTCAGCCGCTTCCTTCTTCAGTTGCTCGATGCGATTCTTTACAAAGGAAGAGTCACTACCACCATTGCTTCCTGCACTATCACCGCCGAAAGGTTTTCCTCCGTCGGCGTAGTACCGCTTGTAGCGTTTCTCGTAAGCTGCGATGGCTGATTGCTTCAATCCCTCGAAAGTGGGGTTGTCCCCATACTCGATGTCATCCAAAGCATCGTCAATGCAAGCCTCGTTGTTCGCTTTCAAGGCGACAAGGTGGTTCTTGAGTTCGGTCTTCACGCGATTCCGGGTGGCGGTCTTTTCCCGCTCCGATTGGTTCTTGACAAATTCGGAAATGGTGGCAAGTGATTTCCCCAACTCGCTATCCGCTCCAGTCAAGCCCGCCATCGCTTTCGCTACTGCATCGTTGACCATCTTGTCGAGGTCTTCACCATCTTTGTTGCCGCCGTCGCCGCCATTGCCGTCCTTGTCGGGATGTGCTTTCTTGTAGTCTTCCACCGCCTTTTCTGCGGCTGCGCGAATACGCTCCTCCACATCTTTCTCATGCTGGGTGGCGTACTCTTGTGCGTAGTCTGCCTTGAACTTTTCCGTGAAAACCTTTTCGTCGTAGCGTTTCTGCCCAGCGAATTCGTTGAGTGCGGCGACAGGAAACTTCCACGTCTCTTCGGTAATCTTGGAATCGTCGGCGAATAGAGGAAGGTACACGTTGGCTATACCCTCAAAGGTCTTGTCACTGATGGACTTGCAGTTGTCTTCTCCAACCTTCGTCCGCAAATTCTGGATGAGAATGTCTTTCTCCATGTTTTTCGTTTTTTTGTTTTAGTTGTCTTGTTTGCAGCGTTTCTCGCTACATTTGTAAAGATTTTTCTGCAAATATAGGTTAGAAACAATTTTGTCAATACTTTTTCTTTTGGTAATCTTACCTTTACCAATAGAAAAAACTGAAAATTAGTTGCTTAAAAACTATCTTTGCCGAAAAATGTAAATATATATGACTACACAAAACAACTTCACTAATCTTTGCACGAAAGATGGAAAAAACATCTATCCGCAAGAATACATTAGCCAGTTGAGGGAAATTGAGGGTAATAAAAAACACTCAAACTATTTCATTGCCCAGAAAGGTGCGCAGGAATTTGGGTTAAGCAGCGACGTTGACATCATCGTCTTTGGAGGCAACAGAGGGGGCGGGAAAGCAAACACCTACAACACTCCCGTAGCCACTCCATCTGGATTCAGGAAGATGGGGGAACTCGAAGTGGGCGACCCGATTTGCACTCCTTACGAGGGTGTGCAGAAAGTAAGTGAAATCTTTGAGCAAGGCATCAACACCGTATATGTACTGCATTTCGACGATGGAACCACCGTGGATTGCATGGACAACCATAGGTTCTGGGCGAGAAAGAGACCTACTGAAGACTTTCACGAAATGACTGCGAGGGAAATCCTGAATTGTTACAAAATCGGTTCACCTTATCCACTATCATTAAGAAAGGGTAGGGTGAATTATATCGAGTTCCCATTGTGCGGAGAGGTGGAATTGAACGAAAGCAAGACGGCAATAGACCTACCCATACATCCCTACGTCCTCGGATATATAAGCGGAACTGGATTTTGGAACTTTGCGTTGAATGGAGTAAAACTATCAAACGATAGATACGAATTGAAAAAGTTTGTAGGCTTGGGATACACCATAAAGAAAAATAGAAGAAACGGATTCTATTATCTAAAAGGACTTTCTGACGAAAACAGAAGACAGATAACGTGCAGCAGACAAGCGCAACTATCAAGGATTCCACAAGAATATAAGACGGCTTCCATACAAGCAAGATGGGAATATCTGAAAGGTGTCATGTTTCAAAAAGGTCGTTCGATGCACAAGCATCCATACCTTGCATTACCGAACAAGAAACTTATCGAAGATGTTGCGGAAGTGGCTCGCTCGCTCGGAATTTGGGCGAAAGTTTCACAAATAGAGGATGACCCCGAAAGAATCGGCTATTGGAAAGTCGCTTTCGTAGCACCAAATGACGGAGATCTTTTCGCCAGGGTGAATTTCAGGCTACGCGCACATGTAAATGCAGAAACACCGACAAAACTGCCAGTTAAGCCAAGAGAGAACGTATTGACAAAGAAACTGCTCTATATCACGAAGAGCAAGCATAGGGCGAAATGCCGTTGCATCACCGTCACAGGCAAGCATCATCTTTACCTGACGGATGCCTACACCATCAACCACAACACCGTGACAATGTTGATGGAGCCGATGTACGACATCAAGAACAAACATTTCAACGGAATCATCTTCCGTAAGAACAAGGATGATTTCGAGAACATCATCAATGAAAGCAAGAGGTGGTTCACAAGACTTGGACGATACAACAAGTCAAAGGATGATATGACCTGGTATTTCAAATCAGGTGCGAAACTCGGACTTACCATCTACGACATGCCGCAAAGCGACTTCGAGGTGAAATTCAGAGGACAGCAGTTCGCTTACATCGGTATTGACGAGTTGCCGCAAATGCCGTTTGAAATGTTCAAGTTCCTCATGACTTCCAACCGAAACACTGTCGGTGTGCATTCTCGCATCCTCGGAACTTGCAACCCCGACCCTCTGAGTTGGCTGAGAAAGTTTGTCGATTGGTGGATAGGGAAGGAAGACACCATCTATTCCGATGGTATGAAACATCCCGAAAGGAAAGGTTTCGCCATTCCCGAACGAGACGGTGTGGTGAGGTACTGCTACATGCCTGACGAATCGGTTGACAACATCATCTGGGGCGACACTCCCGAAGAAGTCTATGAGCAATGCAAGGAACTCATAGACGATGCGTGGGACCCCGAATGGGAGCAATACGGCTACACGAAAACTTCTTTCTTCGTCAAATCCGTGACATTCATCAAGGCAAGTTTGAAAGATAACAAGGCTCTTCTGAAAAGCGACCCCGCCTATGTCGCAAACCTTCTCAACCAACCGCCGGAAGTCCGTGCAAGAGAGTTTGACGGCAACTGGGACATCATAAAGATGGGCGACGATATGATTCAAGCCTATCACATGGACAAGGTTTTCGCCAATGCACAAATGCTCGGCGACAAGGTTAGAAGAGCGACCTGCGACGTTGCTGGTACTGGCGGCGACAACTGCGTGACGTGGCTATGGATAGGATGGCACGTCGCTGACGTGTTCGTTTGCAGACGCGACCCATACACAACGGCGAAAATCCTGAAAGCAAAACTTGAGGAATGGGGTGTGTTGGAAGAAAACTTCACATACGACGTGAACGGAATGGGACAGGTTCTTACTGGCGCATTCCCAAGGGCGATTCCATTTAACAACATGGAGGCTGTGAATCCGAAGTTCAAAAACATATATGACAACATAAAGTCCCAATGCGCATACAAGTTCGCCGAAAGGACTCAACAGACGGAATGGAGCATCGAACCAACGCTGCTCAAAAGGAAATACCAAATCGGGAAAAGTCTAAGAACTCTTTACGACATCCTGCAACTTGAAAGAAAATGTGTCAAGAAAGATTTGGCAAAGGAGGACAAGGGATGGTGCCTCATTCATAAAGAAAGTATGAAAAACAAAGCCGTTGTCGGCCATTCGCCTGACTTCTTCGAGGCTCTGTTCATGAGGGAAATCTTCGACATCAAACATACGCAGGCGGTAGTACCATCGTGGCTCAAAAAGAAAAACCGCATACGCTCTATCAGAAAACTCTCTCCACGTCATAGCACCTTTTAATAGTCTATGACATCCTACAAATATCCTATTTCGACCTACAAAAAAATCAAAAGAATATGGCTGACAACATCACTCAAGCACAGTTGAACATAAGGGAACTTCTCACCAAGAAGCCTTTTACGAGAATCATGCCGGACGGCCATTATGACCACGGCTACACATGGGACGATGTTTCGGAAGTCCCATTGGTACACGATAGATTAAGAAGGAAAATAGTTACGCAGGAGGATTTCATGAGGGAACTCGACCCTGCCGGACACCTCATCAACGACAAAGAACTATTCCCCGATGTCTGGCAGAAAAATGAGGAGGACGGGAAATGGTACATACAGGAGATTCCAAGATACGCTTTCTCCTTCCAGCAAATCATACTCGTAAAACACCTCACGCACCTCTGCGGGAACGACATCCAGTTTGAACTGTCCGACAAGAGCGTGATAGAGGAAACGCAGAAAGTTTTCAACGAACACCGTAACGGATGGGCGAACAAGAACATGGAGGTGGCATGGTATCAACTTGTCAAATCCGTGAAGGCTACTGGCGACGGCGCATTCATAGGTTTCCTCGATAAAGGAAAGTTCGGTTGGAAAGTTTTGTCGTTCCTCAACGGCGACAAACTTTTCCCGCATTACGACCTTCGGACGGGAAAACTTAACACGCTGGCTCGCACTTACTGCAACTATGCGGAAGATGGAACTGTAACGAAACGCTACATCGACGTGTGGGATGATACAAACTACTATCGTTTCGTGGCTGACGGCGACCCGACATCATTGCTTGACAAGGCAAAGCAACTTATCTCCAAACTTTTCACCACCGATGGCTACAAGTTGGAATGGATGGAGAAACACGGATTCGACAGCATCCCCGTATCATACATGCGCGACGATAACGGCCCATGCTGGACGTACTCGGAGGAGACCATCGAGAATTACGAGGTGGCGTTCTCAAACCTCGCTCATTCAAACCACGATTTCGGACTGCCAATCATGTATGTGAAAGGGGAGGGGAGCGAGGAACTTACAACCAACGACATGTCCTATGCCTCGAAGATAATGATTCTGCCGTCCGATGGTGAAATAGGTTTCCTTAACAAGCAGGATGCAAGCAACGCTTACAAGGCAGAACTTGACAAACTCGAAGATAGTATCTACAAACAATCGTTTGCGGTAAAGACTCCAGAACTGAAGTCCGGCGATACTCCTGGCGTGGCTCTGAAAATCATGTACTCCGATGCCTACGAAAAGGCAATGACCGATGCCCACGAATACGACGGCGCGGTTGACAAGATGATTGAAATCTTCAACTGGGGTTATGGTATCGAAAGCGAGAAAAGACTTGCTTTCGTAAACACAAATATCAGGCACTATATAGAGCCATACATACACTTAAACTTTTCGGAGCTTACCCAGAACCTCAACACCGCAGTACTCGGTGGATTCCTTTCAAAACAGACTGCATCGGAGAAACTGCCTTACTCCACACCGCAAGAATGGAACAGGATTCTCCAAGAAAAGCATGACGAGCAGATGCAGCAACTCTTGCTTGAAGAGCAGAAACTTGAAATACAAAACGAAGCAAATGTGGAAATGCAAGAGGAACTTGCCGAAATCCAAACGGAACAACAAGTGGAAGTCATAAAGGCGCAAAACCAAATTCAAGACAAGAATGAGGAAAAGCAAGGAAAACCGACAAACAAGAAAAAGTACTCCGTAGCAACTGGAAGAGGCCAGGGACGCCCGAATAGGTCGGGAAAAAAATGGGATGAGAACGGCAACTATGAAGGTCGCAATAATTGGGATTCGTGGAATTTAAGACATTAATTATCATAAATTAAGATTACCACTTTTTTATGATATATAATCTCTTTTTGAATCGTACATTTGCATCCAGAACGGAGACGTTTCCGTTCTGGATAAAATGTTTGAAAATGAAAGAAAAGTGGAAAACTATTAAAGGATTTGAGGGTCTTTATGAGATTAGTAATTATGGTAGAGTAAAGCGAATTACTCACACTACAATAGATACAAACGGGCGTTTACTATTTTATGAAGAAAAATTTATAAAAAATAGTATTAACAGGGATGGTTATATTACCTTCAGATTAATAGATGATAGTGGAATACCGCACACAATAGCCGCACATATACTTGTTGCAAAAGCGTTTATTCCTAATCCTAAAAATCTTCCTTGTGTTAATCATAAGGATGAAAACAAACAAAATCCTATTGCATCAAACTTAGAATGGTGTACTTATTCATATAATAGTACTTATGGTACTCTTCCTGAAAGAAGAAAAAAACACCCTACCATTTCTATACCAGAAAATTCCATAGAAATATCAGCTAAATTTCAGCAAAATATTTCTACAAACGACATGAACGAAAAAAGAAAGAGCCACCAAAAATTTGTTGTTAAAATTGATGAGAATGGGAACGAAATTGAACGTTATACAAGTGTGTCTGAAGCAGGGAAGAAAAATGGATTTGACAGGCATCTTTTTTCGAGAACTAAATCTATAAATGGCATCAAGTTGATAAAAAACAAACTATTTATAATTGAAGAGAAAAGTAATGAATATATTCCAAAAGGGAAAAAAACAAAAAGACCCGACTTATCAAAAATACTATCAACACCCGTATGCCAATATTCAAAAGATGGTACTTTTATTCACGAATATCAAAGTATAAAAGTAGCAGCGCAGGCACTTAACAAACGTGGAGGATGCGCATCTATTAGTAATTGTTGTAATGGGAAACTAAAAACAGCGTATGGGTATATTTGGAGACATAAAGGAGATAAAGCGCCAGAACCGTTCAAACACAATCAAAAAAGAAAAATTGAGCAATATACTATTGCAGGGGAATTTGTAGCGGTTTTTAATTCAATAATTGAAGCTGCTAAATCTTTTAATGCTGGCTCGCCGACAAGTATAACAAATAACCTTGCTGGGCGTTCACACTCTGCATTCGGTTATATATGGAAATACGCAAAAGAAGAATAACCCATGGCTGACTCCATAAAAATAAATCTCGACACGTCACTATACATCGCACCTACGTTGGAGGACATCTACGCAGCAAAGCAGTTCATCCTCCAACGTGGGGAAACGGCGCGTGTTCTCGTTTCAAGGATTGACGAATTGCTTGACGATGCAATCGAGAAAATAACGGAGATTTGCTACAAGTACAACGTTGACCCAGAACTCCTATACTTCAGCAGCGCATTCAACGAGCAGATGATGGATGAAATCGCGGAAGTGATGGATGAACTTGAAAACGCCATCCTTGACCTCATCTACGAATATGCCACACGCGCAACCAACAATCGTACAAGAATGATTGCCCTTGCGAATTGGATGGCGTTACTCGGTAGGGGAAACAGGAATCTTCGCGACACGTTGGAAGACTACCTATACAAGTTCCTCAAAGACCTTGAGGCTGCAATCGCGGCTTTGAGATACGCCGATGTTGACGTGGCGGCTGCAACGACAAAGATAAAGACGTACAAGCATACCATCTACACGATGCCTGAAATGCTCGCCGCTTTCAAACACGCGGAAGATTTCACGGCGACGTATGTGCGAAATCGCGGAGTGCAGAAGGGTGGGGCTGGACTTTCCAACAACGGCTCCACCAACGTCACCAACATGGCATCGACAACACTCCAGATGGCTTGGATGCGCTCGATGATGATGGATTACGACGAGAATGGTGTGGCTGGTGTTTACATACTCAGAGGCAGCAATTATCCTTGCGAAATTTGCGACGCAGTGGTGGGCCTCCACATGATTAAGGATGCCTATTCCATCCTTCCAGTACATCCTCATTGCTGCTGCTACGCAGTACCCATATACAAGAAAGATATTCAAAACCTTTAATTCATGGAACTATCATCAACAAAAGTCAAAGAGGCGAAGAAATTAGGTGTAACCATGTCTTACCTCATAATGGCTGACCTATGTGCAGTCGGTTATTCCGAATCCGATGCCTACATCATCGCATATCCTGAAAATGCGGCACTTTCCGCACAGCAGAACGACAGCATCCGCAAAAACATCGTGCAGAGCGCAAAGTTCAGGAAACTTCTCGAAAGCCGCCGTTCAAGGGTAAAGGAGGGTGTCGCCACTCCCATATTGCTCGACGAGGTGGAACTTGTAGATACGGAAGAAGTCTTGAAAGAAATCCTTCGCTCTGCAAAGCAACAGCCTGTCGGCTCAAAGGAACGTGCAGACCTATACGCGAAGTACAACGACATCAAGAAAGAAAGCGAACAGGACGTTGGAGACGAAACGGACAACATCAATTTCGCCCTTCCACTCAAATGCAGCCAATGCCCTCTGCTCTACGAATACAACGAGTATCTAAGGGAGCATAACCTGAAAGAGGTGAAACCCGTGGAAATGGGTCGCATAATGTCCCTTACCCACAAAATCATACAGGCGGCACAAGACGCGGAATAAAGGTTATTTCCTTTTTGGACAAAAAATATTTCTCAAATAAACAAAAAGTGGTCAATTTCGACCACTTTTCTCATTTCCACAAGTCCTTGTACTTTTCCAACCACTCTTCCTGCTCCGTGGCATTCCAACTGCCGTGCCGCAAATGGATGACGTAGTTGTGGATGTTGATGTGGTTCTCAGGCAGTTTCTTCTCATGGCAGGCCTCGTAGAACCAGCAACCCGTGTCGTACCACATGTCGGGATGGCGGTGGTTCAACGCCCACATCTTCTCTCCGTTGAAATAACGAACACCATTCTTTCTCAACAACGGAACGTTCAGGTAGCATAGGTATGGCAGCAATCGCGGAAGATGGTAGTTCCATCGGTTGTGCTGAAGTTCCATTCTTCCAACCCACGCACAACTTTCGTCAAAGAAGATGGAAACATCCTGCTTGACCAGAACATCGCTATCCATCAACAGGAATCCTTCGGGGAACAAGTCGAAACAATAGTCAACGGTCTTGCAATGCTTCGCGCTGCCCCAATGGTTCTCCGGTGTCGGGTATTTGTCAGGGTATTCAGCAAGGAACTTGTCAAAGTCGATGTGCTGACCTTTCGTGTTGTCAACCACCTTGACGTTGATATTGTTGAAAGTGTTCACGAAAGGCTCTTTGTCGCTATTGTCGAACACCACAATCTTGCAGCCAAGCGTGTGCTTCTCCAATGACATTATCGCTGCTTCGGTCAATTTCTGCGTATTGAAGTTCACGATGACCACCGTCTTATGTTTCGGCACAATCCTCATCTCCAACCCGACCAATCTCCGCTTGATGTCCTCTTTCTCCTGCGTCCATTCGTTGTAGGCGAAGAAGCGGTCTGAATAGCGACTCTCGAAATGTCTTCGGTTCTCGGCATTGCCAGTCCCTTTCTGCCATTTGTTGGAGTACCATTCATCGACCGTCTTGGTGACATAGTGCTTCAGGTAGGCAACGGAGAAATTGTACCTCTGGAAAGGACTCTGGCTGCAAGGGTCGCAGATGGAGTTGCAGCAACGAAGATGGTTGGACGGCAGATGGGGAGTGTCGTTGAACTCCACAAGCGGAAGACCGCCGTGTACGATGCACTTCACATGGTCGTTGTCGCGGATGTTCGGGTATTGCGCATAATGGTCGAACGGCAACGGCTCGGTGAAACGCTCGGACAAATCCCTCCCGTCATCCCTCAACAAGCCGTTGTCGCCATAATTCTTCCAGTTGAACAACGCACAATCGAAACCTTCGTAATTCGGCATCAACTGGTGGATGGTGTTGCAACCGACAATCTCCATGAACTCGTCGAAGTCGAAATAGGCAATCCAACGATACTTGTTCCCGAACCTCCTATACACGTCCGTATAACTCTTGCGCTGCACACCGACCTGATTGCGGTAGTTCAACACCTGAACATAACCTTCCTCGATGAAATCAGACAGGACATCCTCGAAACGCTCCTCTCCGTCGTGGTTGTTGTCGCAGACGATTATCTTGTCGAAACCCAACCGCTTGTAGTGAGCAATAAACTCCCTGGCATACCTATTCTCTCTCCGACCGATAACGCATAGCGCAATGCCGTCACCAGTCGGCTCATACCTCGGCGGGTCTTTCTTCTCCATCGGTCTTCCCGTCTTCATTCGTCAAAATCGCCTTTTGCGTTTCCTCAACCTCTTCAAGAATGTCCTCTACTGCCTGTTCGTTCTCCATATCCTCATCCGTAGGCTCGTTGGCGGCAACCATCTTGTCATATTCCTTTCTCCATTCGAGGAATGCTTTCTTCAGTTTCTCTACATCTGAAAGCAAGGCCTCGTAGTCTTTCGTTCCTTCGTCAAGGAAACGCGGATTGGCATAGACGATGTTCAACATGGATAGTCCGTGGTGGTAATAGCCGTTTGCAGTGACCGTCGCACCGAACATGTTGGTGAAGATGTGAGACAACCGACCATTGTCACCCCTCGCGAACAATCCGCAAATCATCGAGAACATGCCCGTCGTGGATGGTATCTTCACATGCCACTCCTCGTCAAGAGTGCTGACGTTGATTTGCTCTATCTCATTCTTGTTCCTCTTCTTGCCAATGAGTTTCTTGCTTCTCCAAACCTTGAAATTACCGACCCTCGCTGGCTTGCCAAAAGGAATCTCCCTATTTTCCGTAGTGTTCATTCGTAGTACTCTTTAAGTGCTCAATCAACTCTTCCAAACTCCTGAAGGTCTCGCATTCCGCAGTGGTATGCCCCTCCATCGTCATGTAGATGGTGACACCATCCGAATCAGTCATAGGATAGTCTATCGCACCATGCTGAATCTTGTCGCCGAACATGTACCACACCTCGTCGCCAATCCTGAACTTCTTCCCCAAATTTTTCCGACCCCACGCCTTGATGGCCTCGATGGTCTCCTTGTCGGGTTTCAGGTAACGATAGTCCTCCTCCTCGTCCTTTTCGTCCTCATCGTCTTCCTCATCCTCCGCGTCTTCTTCTTTCTTGTCTGCCTCGCCCTTGAACACAAGGGTCAGCATGGCAACAAGAGAATCGGGACTTTCCAGTTCCTCCCTCACTTTCTTGCAAAGGTAGAACAACTCCAAGTCGGAAGACAGTCCATTGTCCTCCATTTCGACAGGAGCGACATCCTCGCCCCTCAACACGTCCTGACAACGCTCCATCTGCAAATATGCAAGAACCAGTTGCTCCCGGCATTCGTCAGGAGACAACTGATTCACGAAAGCGTTGAACCTTTTCCTTAGTTTCCTTGCTTTTTTCATAAAAATTAGTTGGTTTGTTATTTCTTCGTTTTCCCCGGCTTGCGACCACCCCTCTTCGGAGCATCCTTCGCCTTGGATTCTTCTTTCTTCTCATCCTCTGCGGTGGAAAGTTCCATCGGCTCGCAACCGACAACACCATCCTGCGGCTGGTTCTCCTCGCCGTTGCCATCATCGGTCTTCTCTATGTCAAGCGCCTCCTCCGACAACTTCTTCGCAAGCACCTTCGCCTCCTCCTCGAAACCCTCCTCAATCAACAAGGATAACTGCTCCTCGGACGGCATCGACATAATCTCAGCAAGCCGCCGTTCCCGCGCTTCCTTGCCCAACTCATGCAAATGCTTCTCCGCAAGCGAACGCTCGCACTCGTTGGCCTCGTCCACAAGACCATGATTCCGCAACGTCGCCACCCACTCCGATTCAGGCAAGTCCTTCAGACTCTCCATCACCTCGGCTTTCCTCTCCTCGCTCATCACTAACGGAGCAGCCGTTTCAGTAACACTCGTCCAGCCACTCGACCTGAACTCCTTCGGGTTGTTCTTACCCACTTTGATAGTTCCCATAATTCAATAAAAGTTTTAATTCGACATATTTTATCTATTCACAACTCTGCATTGTATATCATACTGCATATCTCGTCAATACTCTCCCTCACATCTATCTCACCACCAGCATACTCAATCATACGATGAGATGGCTTCACACCATACGCACTCTCCTCCTCACCATAATCATGCACCGCAATGATGCTCTCAGCACGAATCAATGATTTCTTCCCATCACTCAATGCCGTAACCTCAATAAACTCCCTCAACCTATTCATAACCTTATAGCATAATCAATGTCCTCATCACTATATATCTTGTAGAACACTCCGTACTGCGTCCGCTTGCGACCAACGCCCATACGAGTCAACTCGCGACCGAACTTGTTGTCCAAATCATAATCGTAACCAAAACGCTCGCACCAATTCTTGTAACGCTGGTACAAATCATTCCTAGACACATATTTCGGCACCTCATCCAGATGACCCACACGACAATATGCACGATAACCCATCCTGTCCATAAACACCAACAACGTCTTGCCATTCTCAACGTAATACGATACCATATCATCACTCATATCACTCGAATGAACAAAATTACATCCATCAGCAACAAATTTCCTGTAACCCTCGATCATCCAGTTACGAATGCCCGAATACTCCCTCTCCAACTTCTTACCCAACTCCCTATCCATATCACGAACATCGACAGAAGCCCTGAACGTGATGAACAACAGGCGACGCTGCATCGCCTTGTCCAAATCCGTGTTCCTCGGACGCTTGTTCATGTTGAATATCAGGTACGGGATGTCATACGCATCCTCCACATTACGCTGCAAATAACGGATGCTCTGCTTCTCACCACTGCACAAACTCTTGAAAGCATCCGAATAACGCGATATGTCGTCAGCCTGAACCTCCGTGCAGTAATTGAACGTCCTTCCAATAATAGAACCAATATTCCGCATACGAACATCAGCAGAACCACATATCAAATGACCTAATGGCATGGATGACACATTCTCCGCACCAAAGACACCACTCACCACGTCGAATATCGTACTCTTCCCATTAGCACCACCACCAATCAACCACAACGTCTCCTCAACCTTGTGCGACATCGTCCTCCTATTCACACAACCCAATCCCAGATACTTCTGCAACAACTCTATGCTGCGCTTGTCCAGAACAGAGGACAGGAAACTCAACCACGTCGGACAACCAGCACCCGGATCATAATCATAAGGCAACAATGACCTGACAGGCATACGCTCAGACCACGAATGAAACACCGGAGAGTCAATATCCGAGAAATCCCATACTCCATTCCTGAACCCAATGACAGAAGGAGAGAATGACAACACGTTCTCCTTCGCACCAATCTTAGCCTGATGCAACAAATACGACATACACTTCCGTATGTCACCCTTGGGAGCCTTCATCCTAACCAATGCCTTCTCAATGGCTTTCTCCAGGAAATCCATATCCAACCTACACCATACCTTCCCATCATAATAGTAAACCTCTCCCATGTAATAACCCAACACGACAGAAGACGATAAATATACGGCAGTCTTGTAAGCATACTCCCTCTCATCGTAACGAGGCTCAAGCATGCTCTCCCTCAAGTCATCCTTGCTGAACGACCCGAAGAATCCATCAGCTATCGCATCTATCGCATTGCGTATCACATCTCTCCTACTCAACTCTCCCATAAACCAATGCACTAAATGAACCTTTTTCGGTACTTCTAAATAGATATAATAATAAAATATAATAACTACCCCCAAAAAAAGGCAAAATTACTTCATTACTTCATTTTTTATCTCTTATGATGCAAATGTAATTACTTATTTTCAAGCACTTAGCATAAAATCGTGGTAATGTTGAATACTACACAAAATGCTACATAAATACTTCATAAATGCTACATTTACACTCCAGAAATACTACATTTCAACCAAAATTCAACACCCTTAACAAAAAAACAAACACAAAATACGACATCAAAACAACAAAATCATACCATTTACAACCAATTCTACAAACAAAATCGTAAATTTTCTTCAAAAACCGTTAAACAAAAATTAACAAACCGCCCTAATACTATAGTATATACTCAGTATAATATACTCAGTACTCAAAACTAAGAATAACATAACTGGAAGAATAAAATAATTAAACTAATCAAGAATTAATAAAATTAATGAAAATCAAAAAAAATAAAATTAAAAATCCAAATGAATTATTTTGAAAAGTAAATTGAATCAATCTTTGAAAATTCAAAAAATTAAAAAAAATTAAAAAATTCAGATTCAAGGTCACATCAATCAAATAATTTTTGTTAATTTGGGGGTTGCCCTACCTAAAAACGTTAAATATTTTCACTTGTTTATAAGGTTTTTTGTCACTTTATAAATATAAAGATACCTTTGCGTAAATCATTGACTTTCAGTAACTTAATTATCGTACTTTTGTCATTTCCTTTTCGTACTTTGTACCTTTTTAGTTGTCAATTTATTTTATCACAAAAATTTTTACATTTTGTTTAAAACGGAAAAACTACCTTATATATGATTCAGATCCTTATTTTCGTTTTCGTGATTCAGATCCTTATATTATACCTATCTTCGCTATTATAATTAGATTTAGGACAAAGAAAAGGTTTGTTTGCACTACCTTATGTATGGATACCTTTGTAGGGTGCAAATTAGGTATTTTAAGGTAGTCAAATACAGCAAGCTGCAATAATACCTACAAAGGTATTTTGATACGTCTAAATTGGCTGCAAATAGGCTAAAACAAAGGTATTTTGACGTGATACCTATATAGGTATGGAATAACGTTAAAATAGGCTATTTGTAGACGTTTTAAGGTAGGTTTTAGATATGATATGGATAATTAGTAACTGTAGTGCAAAGGTAGTCTTAAAATGCTTTATTTGTAGTCTTATATCAATCATACAAAGGTAGTGCAAAGGTAGTCTTTTCCTATCTTCGCGAAGATACCTATTTGATGAAAGAAAAACCTTTGTTTGTTGTCATGTATGCAAATAGGCCTAAAAATAGGTTATTTTGCAAAGTAGATATTACAATTTAACAATTAGTTTGTAAAATAATCGGAAAATATTGCATTTTACTACCTTATAATAGTAAAAAATACTATAATTTATTTGTGCGTATCGTATAATGTAGTTAATTTTGCAGTGTACTATTATAGTACATGCGTTAATTGACTTATTTACATACATTAAAATTTAGGTATTATGGCACAAAAAACCAAAGGAGCGCCTAAAACTAAAGTAGTTGAGGGTGCAAACGTTGACAATTTGCCGCCAATTGGCGAAGATAGTCAACAAACAAAGGGAAAAGTTTCTACCAGTTTCACACTGGTTGATGATTCCGAAAGTATTGATGCAATTGAGAAAGAAAGTAAAAACGCTATCTTTGCTCAAGTTTCCGATTTTCTTTGCCCTATAAAGTTTGATGATTCTTTGTTACATCAAAACATGTGGCCACTGGTTGAGTCTGGTATTATAAGCGAAGATGTTTATAACGCCGCCGTGACAAAAGCAAAGAAAGAGTTTTTTGAGGAAAATGCCGAATTACTTGAAAAGTTTGAGAAAATGAGTTTTGCCGAAATTGTTGCAAAATTGCAAGAAAATCAAACTTTGTACCAAAAGTTATTGCAAGTGTGCAATATTACTGAATTGAAAGAAAGTAACTATATCATTGACGGCAAAGTTTCTATTTACCGTGCAAACCAGTGCGAAGACAAAGACGGAAACAAACGTTATAATGATGTTACTTTGTCATATACTGAAAATAACCAAACTTTCACGGCTGGTTTATTCGTTGAAAGACGTGATATTTCAACCAGTAACATAATTTTGGCAATTAGGTATTATTCGGCAAAAGATGATGCAAACCGAAAACTTTGGCGTCAAATACAAGACTATAGAAAAATTCTTACTTTGGTATCCGATACGGCACAAAAAGCATTTGCAAACGGTTTTCCGCTTGAAAGTGTTATTGCAAAGGTAAAAGAAAGTTATGAAAGTTATCTTTCACTTTCGGCCGAAACAAAGTAATTTCTTTCTCCTCTCATTCAGAAAAACCAGTAACAACAAAAGTTACTGGTTTTTCTTTTTTCCTTTTCTTTCTCTCATTCTTTTCATTAAAAGATATGAATAACGTTGAATTAATCAATACATTTGCAGAATGTTTTGAAAACCTTTTGCAAAACAAGTTTCCAATACCTTTTGCCGATATTGATACGCAAATACATTTGACTCATAAAACTGGTTACTTTGGTATTTGCCGCAAAAAACTGGTAAAAGGTAGATATGTATATACTATCGGAATTAATGCAAACTTTGCCGCAAACGGCACAAAGAAAGCTATCACAAACACTATCTATCACGAATTATTGCACACTATTTCAATACGTCATGATAAAGTGTGGAAAATGTATGCAAAACGCGTATATGAATTGTTTGGATATAATGTTTGTAGATGTGGCGGTGACAAAACGGCACACGATATAAATTGTTTGTAAAACTTTTCCTTTTCTCTCAAACTGGTTAAAAGACTATCTTACAAAGGTAGTCTTTTTCCCTTTATTCCATCAAACCAGTGCAAAACAATAAAACTTTTCAATCATGAAATTTAGTCCCGAAAAAGCGGAAAACCTATATTACTTTGTCGAAGAATGTTTTTACAAAGTAGAAAACGAAGAATCTTTGTCCGACAAAGAATCAAAGAAATTAGGTATTTGTTACGAAACAAGTTTTCAAGACGATTTTTCCGCATACTTTGCTAAAGAAGAATTAAGCGAAGATTTATATTATATGTTTGACTATATTATATGCGAATATCAATTATAATTAAAACGGCTGCAAAGGTAAAAGTTTGCAGCCGTTTTTTTTGTGGTTACTGGTTGACTGGTTACTGGTTGCAACCAGTATTTTTTTTGATACCTATCTTTTGATGTACGTACAAAGGTTTTTCACGGTTGAAAAGCGAAACGAAAGTTTTGCTTTGTCGGTCCGACTCCGATAATTACCACAAAAGCAAAGTTTGTGCGAATGTATTGATACATAAACCAAACTTTGCAAAGTGTTCTTTGTTTCTTTGATTCTTGCATACATGCGGCGTATGTGATTCTTGCAATATAGATCATGTGCGCCAAAAGTTTTGCACCCAAAAGAGTTTGAGAAACGTACATGTTTCCGCCAAAACTTTAAGGATGAAAGTTTTTGTTTGTGTTTGCGAAAATAGAAATGAATATTGGAATGTTTGAGAAACTTTCATATCTTTTGCCTACAAAAGTTTTGTTCACGTCTGAAAAGGAAAGCGTGAAGAATGAATCTGAAAAGTTTGATTGAGAAAGTTAATTCGATCCCCAGCGAGAGTTTAAGAAACTCTGTCGAGAAAGAAAAACTTCGGCTATATAGACGGTATGGCACCGAAACTTTCAAAGAAACTTTTTCAGGTATAAAGCATGGATAGCGGTAAAAGAGTTATGATAAAATAGTCCATAATTGAATTTATGATGAACCCTCCACTGGTAGAAAGATGTTGCCAGTGGAGGGAAGGTGTATGGTAGCAAAGTTTTCAAAAGTTTTTCTTTTGGAAGTTTTGCAAACGTCCGATTCGTTTCACTGAACAAAGTTTTTATTATTCACTAAAATTCAAAATTATGGAAAAGTTTATTAAAAACCTTTGGCACGATGTAAGTGAGAAACCGACAAAAGATGGTGACATTCTTTTTGTAAAGTTTGACGTTTGCGGTCCGAATACATATAACCGCTATAGAGTTTCAAACAAAAGTCTTCTGAATACTGAAAAGTATTTCGACAAATGGTGCTATCTCGATGAAATTTTGCCAAAAGTTCCCCCAGTAGTCCACTGATGAGGCTGGGGCGAAACGTGGGAAAAGTTTTTGCTAAACTTTCTCACGTCTGGACTAATTATCACCAAACATCATGAAAAGAAGAATGCACGAAGTCCTGCTGTCAAGCATGGATGCTGATTCCGCAAAGTTTTTTGCAGAACTTTGGGGAACAGAAATAGGTCAGGTTTGCGAAGACGTGACGGAAAACTTTCCCGAAAGAAGGGATGAGCCAATCTTTGCAAACAAGGAGCGCAACAAGTTCACAAAGTACGGGAATCAAGTTGCGCTGGAATACTTTTCTCGCATGGATCCTATTGAAAGAACTTGCAGCTTTGCAAAGTACGACATGGAATCTTTGCAAGAACAAATCTCTCGAGGTTTTGCTTCAAAAGAGCAAAAAGATATGTTTCTGGTTCTCCGTGCCGATTGGTACGAAAGATTGAGGACCAACATGCGCGAACTTTCCATTGACAAGAAAACTTTGGAAAGTTACGGCGTATCATGGAAAGAGGTCCGCTCTTTCTACTTCCAAACCGTCTGATACATGGTTTGGGGGACAAAGTTTATAAATTCAATTGTTATGGATAGGAAAGATTTTTTAGTTTTGTGTGCTGGCATTGTTGTTCTGGCGCCAATTTTTTTGTGCTTTTGTTCCGATTCGTTTCTTTTGTTCGTCTTCGGCCTGGTTTACGGAGTCTTCCTTTTGATTACTCCTAAAGCAAGTACGAGAATGAGAAAGTTTTGGAAAAGTTATGCAAAGTACGATAAAGAACTTTGGAAAAGTTTTCTAGTACGATAATTCTTGTTAAAAGTACGAGAATTACAAAGTAGTACGAAAAAGTTTCCAAAGTACGATAATGTTTCAGTGGAATTGCTTTTCGCTGAAACTTCTATGCGCAACAAAGTCCTGAAAGTACGAAAACTTTTAGGCCGTGGATATTGTATTTTGTTATGAATTTCTTTTGAGACGTCTGGCCCACGCAAAAAGGACACTGAAAATGAAATGCGGCGACTTGCATCGTTAAGCGAAGTTTTGGAAAGTTTTGAATAATAAAACTTTCGGAATCAGGCAATTTGTTTTGTCTGACTCTCCAAAGTACGATAATTATTCACCAATAAACTTATTCAATTATGAAAACTTTTATCTTTTGCGCTGCTGTTGCAGTATTGTGTGCGTCATGCACGGGAGAAAGTTTCCTTGAAGAAACTAACGAGATTGAAAACGCGCAAAGTTACGTTTTCCAGCGTGAACCCGACTACCAAGTTTTTCTTTCAGCTTGCAAGTCAATTATCCAAACTCACAAAGATTTTGATTACTTCCGCGAGTTATTGGATGAAAGTCAACTGAGAATGATTGACGGCGAAAAGTTCGATATTGAAAAGTCTGTCGGAATCATTTACATTTGGTGGTCAAACGACCAAACTTGGGATATTCTTATAGAATGGCCTGCATGGGATGATTTCATAGCAAATCTTCCCGATAGATACTTTGATTCTTATCCTTTCTGCATCTAAACTTTCTCAAACTTTCGGTAAAGTTGTCCTTTGCCGAAGGTTCAAGAAAACAAAAGTTTAATTAATATCAATTCAATTATGAAAGCAATAGACTTATTAAGATGGATTTCCTATGAGGGAATCACTGGAGAGTATTACAATGTTTTGAACATTGACGAAGACTTTGACTTTGAAAGTTTTTTCGGCTACAAGTTTGAAACCAAAGAGTACGGCAATTATTTCTGTTACTATACTGACATGATAGACAGCATGGGAATTATGTTCCCGACAGACAATGCTTGCCACAAACTTTCGGGGCCAATCTTTCCTACATTCTCAATCGAAACCGATAGTGTTGACAAATGGAATGAAAAAGTTTTCATCCATTTCTACAAGATTGAAGATTGAAAACTCTCAGACTTTCGGGAGTCTTAAAAACTCTCGAAGGTGCAAAACTTTTTATTCACCGATAAAAATTCATACAATCATGAGACAAAGAATTTACAGAAAAAGCGTGTGGGGAACAAGATACGTCCTCGCCGCATGCACGGAAAGAGATGAAAACGAAAAGTTATCTTTGTGGGTGAATCCCGTCAAAACGAATGCACGCCGCAAAACTATTTCCGACCTTTGGACAAATTAGTCCTGACAAACTCTCAATCTTTTTGTGAAAGGTTGAGAGTACGATATTATTCACCAATAAAACATTTAGGACTATGAAAAGAGAAAAGTATTATTTCGGAATCTTCAATTCGTGGGATTGCTACGATGAAGAAATTCAAAAAGAAACTCGTGAAATGCTTGCAGAATGCAACGACATTCCTGAAGAAGAAGTTTCCGTTGATTGGGTTTACGAAAGTATTTCCGCATCTCTCGAAGATGAAAAGATTAATCTCGACAAAGAAACTGACGGAATAATTATTGCTTTTGCTAACGTTGGTCTTTGGTATGGAACAAGGATAGGTTACAAAGTTGTAGGCTCGAATGTTGCCGAAATTCTTGAAAGTTTTTACGGTGGCGAAGAATGTGAGTTTTATGCAGACAAGTACAACGTGCATGCAAGAGCATCACATCATGACGGAACAAACTTTGTGACATTCCGCATTGTCGACTGCGACAAACTTGACAAACTTTGCGATGACATCTATTCAGGGAAAATTGATTCTCAGGAGAAACTTTTCAAGAGAACCAAGAGTGTAAGACCGTATGTTGCAAAGATTTACGGATGGAAAGAGTACGGGCGACAAAAGTCTGCATGATTCTTAAAACTTTCGGGGAAAGTGTTCTTCCCTGAAAGTACAAATTCACCAAACTATTTTATTATGAGAGACGATTTAAAAGACAAGTTAGGCGAATGTTATGCTTTTGCAGATATTGCATTTGAAGATTCGCCAAAAAGTTTGCGCGTGGAATTAGTTCTGGAATTTTACGACAGACTCACGAAAGAACAGAAGGAAGAGTTTAAGAAAAGAATTTCCTGACCTAAATTACTTTCCATGAAGTTGTTCTTCGTGGAGAGTACGAAAAATGTTTAACGATAAAATTTACAATTATGAAAGAATTTATTAATTTCGAGGATATGGAGCAAACTTTGCTCAACCTCTACAAAAAGTGTTTGGATGAAAACGATGCAGCAAAGTATGAAAGCACTATTGAGGAATATGCTCACATCAATGCAGAAAGTATTTGCGAAGATATGAACCGCTATGTTCACCGCAAAGATACTCGTATGGATGGAAACTTTTGCAATATCCGTGAAGATTGGGAAGAAACTTATGACTTCATCGGAAGCGAAGTGAAACCTTGGGGAAAGTTTGACGATGTTATCAAAAGCATTGATAACAAAACTATCTCTGACGAAGATTTGAAAAAGTTTCAGACTTGGTGCAAAGATTGGTTCTTCCGCGCTTTCGGCACCTGGGGCTTATGCTACAACTTCCAAGAACTTATTTCCGAAATGGAATGGGAAGAGGAACACGCCGCCTAAAACTTTCTCTCCTAAACTCTTGCAGACCTTCAAAGTCTGCGAGGGTGCTATAACCCTAAAACTTTAACAATTATGGAATTTCAAGTATTTTGTAAGAAAACGGCAAAGTATCTCGGTTTAGAACTTTGCACGATGAAAGAGAATGCGAAACGTGCCGTAACAATGTGTGCAACGAAAAGTTTGCCAAACCCACCGTATCAGGTAGAATTTTCCGATATGACTCTTTCCGAAGACCATCCATACTTTTGCGCGGAAGTTTACGGAAACCTGTGCGGCAAAAACATTCTTCTCGGCTACATCGGCTGGGAGAAAGTTGCAGAAAACTTTGGAAACTTTGAGCATTGGGAATGTCAGGTGTCTCCGGAAGGTTTATACAATGAAGAGTTTATGCCAGTAAACAAAAATGGCAATGAAGTCGACGGGCAACTTTGGCAATTTTACTATGGCGGTTCCTTAAAGAGAGCTTGCAAAAGTTTTCTCAAGGGAGGAGCCCTTTTGAATCCAACTTGCAAACCTAAAAGAGTCTGGTAAATCTTTCTGGCGAAGTCGATTTGCTATCGGCTGCGCCTACATAGTTTTTAACCGATAAAGTTCAATGACATGAAAGAGTTTGAAAAGAATTACCGCGCTTACTATCAAGTATGCCGCGACGGTCAGGCATTGAGTGAAGAAGGAAAGAAAGTTTTGAGAAAACTTTACGATTCCGTTCCCCCAAACATCGACTTCGCGAAGTTCATGGTTGCTTTCCTTTGCCGCCCGACTTGGAATCTTGAAGAGTCTGTAAAATGGATGATGGAACAAATGAAAAGATTGTCCGCTTCCTAAAACTCTATCCATGCACAATCTTTTTGCAAAGAGTGCATGGGCAAATGTTTCACTAAAACTTTTTTATTATGGATTACATTGTTTCTCATAGAATCAATTATGAGCCATCTGGCCATAAAGATTTTCCCGACAAACATTTCAAAAGTCTGGAAGAAGCACAAGCGTATTACAACAAACAAAGAGAAAGATGCTTGAAGAAAGCGGAAAAGATTATGAAAGAATTTCCTCGGCTCTATTCTTCGGATGCTGAGAAAAAAGATTTGTTCTGCGACCTTCCGCAAGATTGTTTGGAAAACCATTTGTATTGGGGAGATATTGCGTCATTTGATTTTCGCGACAACTACTCAATTCACACATGGGAACTGCAATACGAAGAAGACTTTGAAGACTAAACTCTTTCAGGGCGCAGACTTTCAGAAAAGTTTGCGCTCACTATTTATCTAATAAAGATTATTATGAAAAGGATTATTATTTCTCAAAAGTCTCTTGACGAATTTAAGAAACACGTCAAAGAGATTTGCCCATTTCCTCATGAAATCGAAGACGAATTTGAAAGTCTTTATGGTTTCGGCAACTCACCGAAGGAACCGACAGACGACGATTGGGAGAAACTTCGCGAATACTACATCAGCGAAGGACTTTACTAAAACTTTGCCCATGTTTTTGCAACGTGGGCATTGACAAATTTTTTACCAATAAATTCTACAATTATGGCAAATTTAAATGATTATGGTATTTACTTCATTTATCATGGAGAATGGAGCGACCCCGAAATTAAGTGGGAAAAGTCTGACTTCCAAACTTTGTTGTTCAACTACTGGGACGTTGCAGAATGCACCGACTACGAAAGTCTTGACCTGACTGACGACATCGACCTTCAAACTTTGGTCGCCCAACTTTGGGAACTTCATCCTCAAAGTTATGGCCGTCCTCGAATAGATTATGAGTGGGAAGTTTCTTCGGATGAACTTTACGATTTCTATGACGATTCCGACTACTACAAAGACTACAAACTTTCCGACAAGGAAGATTTTGTCCTCCACACTGCAAGTCAGGCTCTTCGACAGGCTCTGAAGTTCTTGGACGATGAAAACTGCGCCAACGCAGACATCCAAGTCTTTAAAAATGTCAGCGGCAGACGAACTTTGGTTGCAAACTATTCGCTTCAAGGTTCGACTCTGAAAGATTGCATGTTCTACGGAAAGAACTAACTCTACGGCTGGAAAGTACGAGAACTTTCCGGCTGGCAAACTATTCACCAAAATTCAAAAGTTATGGAAATTTACACTTACAAACAATGGTTCGAGGACAGAACTTTAAAAGTTCAGGAAGGTCAGTTAATTGACGAAGAAGTTTTTGATGACTTGCTTTGCACCTTGCCGCCGACATCGTGGACTGAAAAGTTTTTCCAACCTGGCGAACCAGCCAGCCATGACTGGAACACTGGCAAAGCCCTCTACCGTACTTTCGAGTTGCAAGAATGCGGACTCTACAAGTACATCGGCCTCCGTCCCGCAATCTAAAACTATTCCCTCTGAAACTTTTCCTTTCAGGGGGAAACTATTATTCACCAATAATAGTATTACAATTATGGAAAAAGAAAGAATCATCGTAAATCTTTACGACAATGAGAACTTCACTCTTTGCAATGAAGATGAAGTCGAGAAAAGCATCGAAAGAGCAAAAGAGTTTTACGCAAAAGATGTAGAGTTGTACGAGCATCACCTGATTTATTATCCCAACATGAAAGAACATTGGGAGAGAGAACTTTCAAGATGCAAGTCCATTCTTGCTGCTGGTTTCGAAGCAATAACTTTTGAAGAGTACGAGAATAGGATGCGTGAAAAGTATCTTAGCAAGACTCCAACGGAAATCACGGAAGAAGAGTTTGACGAGGCTCTGAATGTTTTGCCGCCGCTGAACTGGGTACGCAATGAAAAGTTTTCTATGTTCTTCGTATCGGAGGCATTAACATTGTCTTTCTACTCGCAATACCTCTACGACAAAACTTCAAGAAAGTATTATTGTGCAACCACCGACATCTGCGACCGTTCAACTTGGCTCGACAAGATGCTCAACCTCTAAACTTTTCGGGAAGTCCTAAGAACTTCCCCTAAAGCATTTTTTCACCAAAACAATTCATATTATGGAAACATTGAAACTTACGAGAGTTGGAGAACACAACTATGGGAATCTTTATCGTGACGAGCAAGGTCGTTATTATGTGGATGACTTGCAAAGTCCTATTCCCGACACACCTTCTGTAGTTTATCGTCTTTCACCCGCAACCGACCCAGACGGAGAACCCAGCTGGCCGATAACTTGCAAGTTTGAAGTTATCAATCCTTTCACGGAAAGAGAAAAGAGGGAAAGATTCTTTCGCTTCGACTATATGATGCTTTCTCGCCTGCAGCACGATTGCGAATACTTTCTTGGCAACGGCAACAGATATGAGGGAAATCTTTGGGCGCACAACGTGGCCGACCAGATTGCGAAGATGAAAGAACTTTGGCAGAAGTTTCCCGAAGACCTCAAGCCCGTATGGTGTACTTGGGAACAGATTCTCGACTACGAAAAGAGAATGAACGAAAAGTAAAACTCTCAAAACTTTCGGAGTCTTGCATAACTCCGAAGGTTGCAAACTATTAAACAATTCACATGTTTTACCAATTTAATTTATTTCAATTATGACTAACATCATCCTTTCAGGCAGCAACAATGTTGCCATGCCTACAGTGAGTGAGACAACCGCAGTGAGCAACGCAAACTTTCTCGATTGGGAGAAAGACAAGACGCAGGCTCTGACTCTCGACATGCTTGCAAGAACTCATCGTGAGAATGACGTGTACGGAAACCCTCTTCGTGGAATCTATCACTTCCAACTCATTGAGACCGTTCTTGACATGGCAAAAGAAATCGGCTACGATGTAGAAGTCTATGACTTGTTTGCCGCTCAGAATCGTGACAAGACCATGCCTGGTGTCGTGAAACTTCCGCAGGTCGAGGCGCAGTACGGAAAAAATGCCGTTGAAGCCCACATCCTCCGAAGAGTTTACGCAAACGTCAGAATCAAGGACTTTGACGATGCAGAAACTACGACAAACTTGGCCATTGCCTTTCATCAGAAAGGCATTCAGGTCGGCTTCGGTCCCAACGTGAAGATTTGCCACAACCAGTGCATGCTTTCGGCTCAACGTTACATCGCAAGTTATGGCGACAAAGGTACGGGTCGCGGTGGCGGTGCGGACATCGAAACTATTCTCCGCACAGTCCGCGAATGGCTTGAGAATGCGAAAACTTTCATTGACGCAGACCGCGAGAAGATTGCAAGGATGAAAGCGACGGAAGTTTCCGCAGACCAGATGCTCATGATCATCGGAACTCTCACAGCCATGCGAGTCAAGGCAGACACTTCGCGCAAAAGTATTCGCGAGTGCATCACCTATCCGTTGAATCAGGCGCAGATAACAACTTTCACAGAAGACATGCTTGAGGCATACACCCGTGGTGGGAAAGTTACCGCGTGGGACATCTACGACAGCGCAACGAATCTTTACAAAGCGAATCGTATGGATATTCCGCAACTTCTGCCGCAGAATCGTGCGATGGTCGGTTTCCTTGACAACTGGTTCCAGTTCTAAAACTTCTCTCTCTTCAAATCTGTGAGAACTTGAAACTCTCACAGGTTTCTAATTCACCAAAACTTATGAATTATGGAATACAAAGACATTAAAATCGGACAAGTTTACAAAACAAAAAGTAACGGAGAAATCGTGCGAGTGAAAATCAAAAAGAAAATGCGCACGGAAAGTTTCTATAGCATTTTGTATGAGTACATCGAAATCCCGCCGCTCTCTTTCGGTTGCTCATCTGGCGTGCAGTATTCCGAAACAAAAGATTTCCCGAATGTGAGTGCCGTTGATTAGTTTCAACGGCATTCGCTATCTTTCACCAAAACAAACACAATTATGGAAAAGTATCTGAAAAGACTCTGCAATGCAATCCTTGCAGACAGGTTCAACGAGGAAAAGTATCGTGCCAGACAAACTTGGAACGGTGTGGAAATCCAAACCATGCCATTGTTCTGCTCTTACGGGAAAATCGGTTTCACTATTACCGTTTATGCCAAAACTCAGTACGAAATTCAGTACGATTGGGAAATGAAAGAGTTGACCATTGACGAAGAGGATTGGAAAGATTACATCAACGAACTCTACCTTGAAGATTTTGGCATCACCTCTAATGGTAACGGAGAACTTGAGTGCTATACCGATGCTGGCGAAGACATGATTATCACTCTTGACAAGGTGAGGAAAAAGAATCTGCAAGAATACATAGATGGTTTCGACATCAATGCGGAAGTTCTTTTGTGGTGGCAAAACGGAATTGAGTATGCCAGAGAGAAAAAAGTTCCTTTCGACAACATCAAAGAACACTACGAAGACTACGAAGCCTATCTGAAAAACTTGCAGAAAGTTTGCAATAAGATGCCGTTCTGAAACAAAACTCTCATTGGTATTGCAGCCAATGGGAGTACGATTATTCACCAAAACAACAAAACTATGGACGTAAGAGAATTAAGCAGAGACCAACTTATTGAATTGAAATGCCAATACATGGCAGAGTTGGTAAACGAAGGCACTTTTGCCGAAGTAATGGGGGTTGAAAACAACGAGCCTTCATACGGAGACTTGGCTGAAGCAGACCAAAACATTTCCGACGAGTTTATCTTTGAGCATTACAACGGCGTACATTTCGTAAACGATGATTTCTTCTGCACAGCAAACTAATCTTCAGCAAGTGTGATTAACTTCACGCTTGCTGACTAATTGTCTAACCAAATTATAACAACAATGGATAAGTACGAATTACTAAAGAATGAAATCCTCCAACTGATAAACGAGGATGCAGAAAGTTTTGCATGGAGCATGATAAAATGGTACGGCTACAAGAGCCTAAAAACAAATGGAGAACTTTCTGAAATCAAGAAACTCATGCAAAAAGAAAAGGTTGATTAAATTCAACCTTTTTTGCTAATTGTCTAACCCAAAAAATTCACAATTATGGAAAGAGAAAACTATTTAGAAAGGATTATGGATGTGAAGAACGACATCCTGGGCGAAATCCGCGAAATCCTTGGAGAGGGGAACACTCATTACTACGCCAACCCTTTCTATGTTCACTACGTGGACGGAGAGGTGGCTGCAACAGAAATCTGCGCAGCCGTTGAAGTGGAAAAATCAGGCTCGATTATCTTCCACGTCAGGCCGGAAGATGAAAAGGAAACCGAAATGGTTTGCGGAGAATCCGTCTTCGAGTACGAACCAGAATCATTCATGGACATCCTCTTCAACTTGAAAAAGGAAATCCGCGAGGAGAAACTTTCAGAACTACGAGCACTCGTTGACCGCAACGGAGGCAAAATCTCTTTTGATGGAAACTTTGGCTTTCATGCACTTGTCGGAGACGAGCATGTTTCTGGAGAGAAAAGCATGATAACTTGCATAGAGTTGGATAAAACCCTCAAAAACAAAGTCTATCTCGATTGCATCTTTTCTGGCGAATATGCAGAACAGTACGAGGAAGACATTCCGCTTGACGAACTTGACCGCATCATTGCCTATGTCAAAAGCCAGACTAAAAAGAAGTTCACCGTGCAAGTTTCAGGCTCGTTCTCTCGCGTGTGGGAGATTGAAGCGAACACCTACCAAGAAGCCATCGAGGAAGCCAAGAAAGATTGGGAAATCAACCCGCTCATTCAGGGTGACGTGAACGGAGAAGACTGGCGAAGTTGGATTGAGTAAAACTTTCAGACCATTCAGATGCTGCAATCTGGATGGTTGCAAATTCTTTAACTTAAAACTTAAAAGATATGGACAAAAGATTAGAACTAACAAAGGAGCAAAGAGAACTTGCCGAAAAGTTTAATGAACTATGCGGAGAAATGAAAAGTGCTGGAATCGGATTCATCAACGATGCTTTCAACGGAGATGTTTTACTTTTGAACATCAACAATGTAGAAGACATCGTAGATGTGGGAGAAATCGACCCGGAAAATGACAAAGATGAAATCCTTGCAGACATGGAAGAAATGTTTCTCGCTAACATCAACTTTGAGTTTGCAACAGGTGTCCCCGATAGTTTCGTAGGTGTACGTTTCAAGTAAAACTCTCAAGCCATTTCGAGTTTGTCCTCGGAATGGTTGCAAAAACATTGTCTAACAAAATTCAGTAATTATGGAACAAAAAAATCTTTCAGGAATGGTTTCTGAGAAAACTTTCTTTGAAATCATCGAAAAGGTGCAAGAGGCGGTAGGTCTCGAAGCATCAAGGTACATTCTCCCTGGCGTTCTCAGAGCATTGGAGAAAGGTGACGGAAAAGTTCGCAACCAAATACTTTCAGAATGGCTCGACGTGGATTCTTGCAGAGTTTGTGACGAATGCGGAGCAATTATGGAAGAAGGCTGGTACAACTGTGGAAAGTATGCCTGCTCTGACGAATGTGTCATCAAGCAGGATGGAATCACCAAAGAAGAGTTCGACCGATTCCAGATTTACAAGACTACCATTCAGGAATATCTTAACGAAGAAAAGAAAGGTAGGAAAGCCGATGACCTCACAGACGATGAGATTGCAGAAATTATGGAAGAAATCTTTGACGATTGCGACGCCTACTACACATCGTGGCGGTAAAACTTTCACTCCGCGCCATCTTGAAAATGACGTGGGGCGCAAACTATTCACCAATAAAAACTTTTTAATTATGGAACAAAACAAAACAAACGGATGGAGAGACGTTCATTACATCGTCAGTATCGGCAAAGATGGCATGATGTTGTATTGCGACTCATGGAAGAAAGTCATTCTTTGGCTCAACTCCAAACTCAACGAAAACTTTGTCTGCGGTGATGACATTCGGTATTACAACGAATGTTGCGACGAAAGAAAAAAAATTACCATTGCTCACCACCTGTTCAAAAAAGGCGATGCGAAAAAGTTCTATGCCGAAAGACGCAAGTACATAACAGCCGTAAGAATGGCTCTGGACTTTATGGAGAAAGTGCAAAGAGCATCAACGGACAAAAGACGTGAAAGGTGTTGGGAATCTTTCTTCAGACACTACGAGTACGCGAACTTGCTCGTTGAAAAAAGCAAGAAAGAAATCTGGATGGGCGAGATTTAATCTCTCGCCTTTTCCACAATTATGTTTCATTAAAATTTTAATAGTTATGGATATTAGAGCAATCGTGTTTAATTCGCAAACGTACAATCGTGACGAACTTGAAAAGAAAAACGACCAAGAGTTGTTTGACTTGTATATGGAAAGCGTGGAGCGCGAAGATGCCCAAGTGCAGTTGTACTTTCTTGACGAGTTTTCAACCGCTTACAACGAGGGTTATGTTTCTGACGAAGACTTTTTGTTCTTCATCGACATAGACGATGGCGAAGAAGACTAAACTTATGGGATATGGATTCTGCATTCCATATTCCAACAAACATTTATGTCTAATCTAAAATTCAAAAAGTTATGGAAATTCAAAGTTATCTTAATGACGGAGCATGCTGGCAAGCACAATGCGCTCTCGCCTATCTACGAAGTCATGTAGAAGAAATTGCCGATTCCTCTTGGAATGACGACCTCGGAGAGTATCAGGCAAAGATTCGAGTAGGAAGGTTTGAAAACTGCCGCGAGCAGGGTTATGTGTTTTCCATCGTAAACTATCCAAACTACAACAAGCAAGGGAACTGGGTGGTTTATGAACATAGAAACGTTGACCATGCAATGGTTTTCTTTTTCAATGGAAAGACTATCAACACCCCGACACTTGATGAAGTCTGCGACAAAATGGATAACGACCCCTACGGCATACGCAAAGACTTCGGCTACGACATCAATGCTATGCTCGAATGGCTGAAGAAAGACATGAAAGAATGGGTCGAAGATGCCTTCTGTGACTAAACTCTCACCCGGCAAGTTGTTGAATACTTGTCGGGCGCAAACTTTATTGTCTAATTTAAAACGATTCAAAACTATGGGCAAATGGAAAATCAATAACAATGAAGTCATTCTATTCAGGAAATCAGACTTTCCTGAAACAGATGAAACACACTCTTTGGAACAAATCAAAGATGATGTTGGTTACAGAACATACATCTATGAAAAGTACAAAGACAACAAAGAACGTGATGTAAAATGTTACAATTATAGCATCTTGTTTGAAAGAATCAATGCTGGAGAAATCGACTTCGACCTACGAGACTATTACATCTTTTTTGGTGTAGAATACTACGTCTCATAACCAACCATCCTGCGTCATATCACAATGACGCAGGGTTCTAATTATGTCTAACCAAATAACAATTCAATTATGAAAGAAAGAGCAAACTTTTTGGCTATCAGAGCGTGGGTCTTTTTCACTTTTAATTTCTATGACCCGAAAGAAATCATCGACGACATCTGCGAAAATGCGGAAGGTTATTATGACCGCAAACATCTATACGACAAATTCTGCGAAATCTACGAGATTTACGGAAGTCGTGCCGCAATGGGTGTTTTTTACTGCGAACTTGGCAATTCATTACAGAAGGCCTTGACGGAATACGTCATCAAGAAGTTCGCTCCCAACGGACTTATCCTGACTGACGAAGACAAAGAAGCTCTCGGCATCTAAAACTTATGCAAGGTGTGTGTTGTAATGCGCCTTGCAACCAATATATTTATTCATCATTAAAAGTACGAAAATTATGGAAAATCTACAAGAATTGGCAATGGACTTCATGAGCCGCAACGACCACAACTTCTTTGCGTCAAACATCGTTATCGTTATCTTCATCGGCAAACAGGCCGTGAACGTGGAAAGTATCTGGTACAATGACAACGAAGATAAAATCTACATCCACTGCGGATGCAAAGAGTTCGAGGGTGACTTGGATATTGATTCGCTATCAGAAGAAAATCAGAATATCCTCAAAAGAGCCTTCATTGACAACATCTGAAACCATCGTCCGAATGCGGTTTGCAGCCGTGTTCGGATGCAAAAGTTTATTCACCATTAAAACTTATCAATTATGAACGACCTTCAAAAAGACCAGGCCATCTACAAGGCCATGTACGAAATCGCACAAGAAATCGTCTGCAACGCAGTCAAAAACGACACGAAACTGCAGGAACACATCAGAAAGTACGGGAAAATCGACAACCGCGACATCTTCAAAAGACAGTCGCCGCTATTCGATGCAATCGCAATGCACACCCCCTTCGACAGAAACACGAAAAAGGGCATCAGGCACGTCCAAGTCGATACCTTCTCATGCGAGTTCCCGCCGATGATAGTCTTCATACTCCTCGAAGACTGGAAAACCCTCGCAAAAGTCAAGGGAGACATCTTCTTCACCTGCGAGGAGAAACTTTCCAACAAGTTCATCGGCTCGGTTGACATCACGTTCGACGACCCTGCCGGGGCGAAGACCCTCGCCACCTGCACCCTTGACGACGACGACGTGGAAAGGACTCCTATTCTGAAGTCCGTCCTCGTCGAAATCAACCTGACGACGAAAGACATCAACTTCGTCTGCACCGACGCGATAACATTCGCCGTCATCTCAAACAACACGGCAGGCATCGCACGCCAACCAGCAGACGGAGAAGAAGTCCTGCAAGCCCTCTTCACGAAAGCAGACTGGAAGCGCATCTGCGAACACGCTGCCAAAAACATCAGTGTAAACTTCCAGCTCTACAAGCGCAACGACGACGAACTCCAGGACACGATGGTGGCCACGATCGGAGAAAACACCGTCAAAAGTTTCCAAGCAGAAATGCAATACCCGAAATGGCACAAAGTCGTCCAGCAGAAGGCTGACAAGCATTTCCGCATCCATCCCGCTCACGTCAAGGCAGCGCAGAAGTGGCTCAAGAGTTTCAAGAGCCAGTACGACAAAGACAACAACATCTTCGTCTCCTTCTACCGTGGCTCTGAGTATGTCTATTTTGACTTCAATGACCTCGACTTTGGCACGAAAAAGTCTGCCGCGTTCCTCCTCGAGTCACCCTCCGACGTCACCATTGGAACATGCTTCAAAATCAAGCGGCTGCAAAAGATGAAGTTCCAAGGGTTCCACCTCGAAAACGAGTCTCGCTCCGCAGTCATCGACACGCCAGACACCGACCTCACCATGCTCATGCCCGTCCATGTCGAGTCCGGCGTCTTCACCTTTGACGTTGAATCACGCGAAGTCCTCGCCACCAGCGAAGTCCTCGCCCCATCCACCGCCGCATGAATCCCTAAAACCTCCTATCTCTACCTAAAACGACCTACAACAACCTATCTCTACCTACAACGACCTATCTCTACCTAAAACCACCTATCACTGCATGGGAAACTACTCTTCCCATGCACCACCATCTACACAATAACCCTTAAAATTTTACGTTATGGATTTAAACAAAGTTATCAAATTGACAGACGAACCATTCGACGTGGCAGGAATGCCAAGAATTCATCGAATCCTCTATTTCAAGAGGAAAAAGGAAATCATCATCAAGAGCAACGCAGATTACGCGATTGAAGAGAACAACGAAGAACATCATGGCAAAGCCATCATTCTATCGCCTGACAAGGCAGTACGAATGTTCCCCAAAGTCTTCACGAACTCTTCAAAGACTGAGTACAAGGGAGAAAAGCGAACCATCATACTCACCGTACCATCCAAAATGTACGACTTTTGTTGCCGACAGGGATGTATCAGTTACTATCTTCGCAGTCTGATAGAACGAGAAATGAAAGGGAAATGACAAGAGAAGAAGCACTTCAAATCCCAGAACTGCAAATCTTCCCCAACGGACTGGTGGAAGACGTGTTCTACTACAAGATGGCTCTTGCTGGCAAACTTTCCAAAGAGGAAGGCCAAAAGGCTCTTGAAAGATTGAAAGGCAAAAAGTCCGACCCTTGCTACAAAGGCGCATTCATGGTTGCTGACATGATGATTGCAAACATCGAAAAGTACGGCATCCCATGCGCAGGATGGGTCGAATGAACTAAACTTCCATTCTTGTTGGAAAGGATGGGAGTACGAAAAATCGCCGTGAGGCGCATCATGATACCTTTATTTTAGTGTTCAGAGAGTGGCGGTGTTGCAACCTCCGCTCTCGCCAAATTCAATTAATAACTAAAAAAGCAGAAAGACAAAATGAACACTAACCTCGAAGAGAACAAGTTGCTCATAGCAAGTGTTCTTAATTGTTTCGGAATCGGATGGTCTGACATGAACGTCACAGACGGAACTTCGGTCACGCTCTATGAGTTCAGACCGAATATCGGTGTCAGGTTATCCAAAATCAGGAATCTCAAGGACGAGTTCGCCATTGCATTGCAGGCGCAAAGTGTCCGAATCATCGCGCCCATCCCAGGACGTGGTACGGTCGGCATTGAAGTTCCGCACAAGCATAGGTCTATCCTTCGCCTTTCGGAAATCTTCAACTCAAACGAGTTCCTGGACGCTGACAATATGGACTTGCCTCTTGCCATCGGAAAGACCGTAACAAATCAAGTCTTCATCCGCGACCTCGCTGAAATGCCGCATCTTCTTGTGGCTGGTGCGACAGGGCAAGGAAAGTCCGTAGGATTGAATGTCATGCTGATGTCACTTCTTTACAAGAAAAGACCTGACGAATTGAAGTTGGTTCTTATCGACCCGAAGAAGGTGGAACTTTCAGTATATGAACATGTGTCAAAACCTTACATCGCAATGATGGAAGGTGTTCCTCCAATCATCACGGAGGCTGCTCACGCAAACATCATGCTTGATGCTTTGTGCAGACTTATGGAGAAAAGATATTCCATGCTCAACGAACTTGGCGTAAGGAACATCAAGGAGTACAATTCCATAAGTGATAAGAAAATGGAATATTATGTGGTTGTCATAGACGAGTATGGCGACCTGATGATGGATAGGGAGTATGGACGTTCCCTTGAACGTTTCATCTGCCGTCTGGCGCAGAAAGCAAGGGCGGTGGGAATGCACCTGATAATCTCAACGCAAAGACCGTCTGCGACAATCGTCACGGGTAACATCAAGGCAAACTTTCCTACGCGAATAGCTTTCCGCACAACAACTGGCACGGACTCCCGCGTTATCCTTGACCAAGCGGGTGCGGAAAGATTGACTGGCAACGGCGACATGCTCTTCTTTGCTGGTGCTGGAACAACACGAATGCAATGCGCCTACATCAACATTGACGAGGTGGAGAATATGTTGATAAACCTCGCAGAACGATGCGGCCCATGCAGGCAGAAGGTCATAAGGGTGCTAAAACAAGAAAACAACGACTTTCGCAGTATCTTCAAAGATTTGTTGGATGAAAATGGAGTTTGCAAATTATATAGAGGGGGTGGCAATGCTTACCTTCACATATAAATTATTTGCAAAAGACAACAAAAATGCTTATCTTTGCAAGGTTTTTACTAACAATACCTAATTTTTAGTGTAATAGATACGATGGCTTGGCAAGTGATTGTCGAGCCATTTTCTATGAAATATACATTCATGATTGATGTATTTATTGGTGAAACGGCGCATAGGCGGTTGAATGTCTGTGCGCTACCATTTTTAATCTCTTAACAACAACAATTATGAACAACATTTTATCTTTTGAACAGGAGTTCGAGCGTTCCTGTCCTGGAAACGTACACATCCTACGAAACATGCGCACTGCAATCGGTGTGAAAGAGGTTCAATGGGAACATCTTACCACCCTGAATCTCTCGAAAGTCAGAGAGCATATCTGCTCCATCGTCGCTGGTAATAGTTCATGCACCTATCTCGCCATCATCAAGGCTTTCCTCGCAAGGTATGCCGATGAAAACATCATTCCTTGCAAGAATCCGAAGAAAGAGTTGAAGGCAAAGCGTGTGCCGTCGCAAAACGTCTATCTCACAGAAGAGGAAATCGAGCGTATCGAAAGATACGAGCCGAAGACCGTCTGTGAAATGGATGTCAAGGCGGCATTCCTGATTGAGTGCTATCTTGGCGCACGTCGTTCTGACGTGGAGAATATCACGGCCGACAATATCGCGAATGGTCGTATCGTCTATGTGTCGAAGAAAACGCATGTGGAATGTTCCGTTCCCATCCACAAGAATCTCCTCAAGTATCTTCGCTACAAACAAGTGGCGAAGAGAGACCGCAGCGTTGCCAACAGAACCATCCAGCGCATCTGCAAGGAAGTCGGCATCACACAGGAAGTGAAAATCTTCTATCACGGACAGTTGGTCAAACGACCAAAGTATGAGTTTGTCGGGTCGCATACTGCTCGAAGATCCTTTTGCAGCAACCTCGCACGTCGCGGCGTTGACATCTACACCATCGCGTCTTTGGCTGGTCACAATCAGAACATAACCATGACGCAGCGTTACATCGTGCCTGACGTTGACACGCTATCCAACGAGGCGCTGTCTTTCTTTACGGACTGAAACGCAAAAAAATCGGGGAGCGGCATTGCAACCGCTCCCCGAACTATCACCTAAACACTTCAAGCCATTCCTTTTAGAATGGTATCTTTGGCTGTATGCGCCTCCAGAAAAACTTGTGTAGCATGCTACCGCATTGGTACCATGACATGTATCGCGTCGCATACAAACTGCATCCTTCAGGATTTCTTTTCTGCAATTCCTTATATCCCATCCACGCATAAAAGAAATCGCATTCCCTATCAAAACCAAAAAGTCTTATCGCATGGTCGATGTCGCCAGCACGACCGAAGTCAGGAAACCACATTTTGACAAAATCCTTCAACCCTGCAGCAATCGGGCATTTCAAATCTTCCGCACCGACATCCCACAAGCCTATTCCGATGCCATCAGACGTGCCTAAAACTTGCAGGAGCAGCCGCAACTTGTAGAAGTAGTTACCTACACCACAGTCCTCCAAAAGATACGTCAGGACATCAAATAAAGAGCAACGCTGGGTCTTTGATATGGCCTTGACCATGTTGCCTATGCTTGACACGCACGATTGCTTGTAGGTCTTCCAAGGATTGTCAAAGTTCGTTATCTCATAATCAGTAATATGGCATTCCTTCCAGAGTTTGTCAAACACCTTCGCTATCTTCCATCCTTCCACTCCACCTGTGCGCTCATTCTGCACAGTTCCAAGCGAGAGTTTGACAAACTCCCTTTTCTCAAACCACTCCCAAGGGCTTTCACCAAGCATTGTTTTGAAAGCCTGAATCCTCCCGAAATCACCATCCTCTTTTAGCAACAAGGCAGCAAAGACCGCGACCTCCTTGTCCTTTGCATCCTCGTAGTACGATGGCAGAATCACCATCGGAATCATCGGAAACTCGCCGCAGTTCTTGTATCTCTCTGCCAGTTCCTGCAGCCATGGAAGATGGCTCTTTGAAAAGTTCAGGAAATACTCGGCGACGTTCTTTCTCCTGTTTCGATTGTATTCCTGTATTCTTATCGCACGTTCAAGTTTCTCTCTCTTCATCGGTCAGTTTCTTGTAATCTTTATCCGATATGGAATGCCACCTGCCATTCAGATCCTCGCACATCCATTCACCAGGACGAGCCTCCACATACCTACCATTGTCATCCCAGTCATAAAGCAGGTAGCAAAGTCTTCCGTCCGCTTCCTTGTGGCAACTGAACACGCACGGCAACTGCATGATGTCCGTGACGTTGACACCTATCCGTATCGCTTGCTTGTATCTCATAACTTATTATCATTAAAACACCGCCGTCCGCACAGACCACGGACATCATATTTTCACACCTTTTTAGTTCGACGTGCTGCGCTGATGGGCGGCGGCGTGTTTCGTTTCATCTATTCAGCCATTTCAGTTTCATCGTCAAAGCTACCATCCGACTGATGTTGTTCTTCTTCACATAATCTTCCAGATAGCGGCAATGCACGTTGTCCTTGAACGCTGGCAGTACGGCATACAGGAAATTCTTGTTACTTGACTGCAACTGCTCGAAGACTTCCAAAACATCAAAATAGGTGAATTTGGTCGCTTTCTCCGATGTGGAAACAGACCTTAGACGATTGCCCTCCATGTGGGAATAGAACTTCGTTTCCTGCTTTCCTCGCTTGCTTGTGCAAGTTATCATGAAACTCGGTTCAAGTAGTCCGTTCGTGCAATTCAGATAGATTTGCTCAATGTCAATCTTCTCGCCCGTCGCTTTCCTTATGTTCCCCAAAGTTCCACGATAACTGTCATAGTCCAGGCTGATTTCAGCATCCTCGATGTCGGTGGTCCATTCGTAGTCTTTCCCGAATGAACCTGAATAATAGCCGTCAATCTTGTTGTCCTTGTCGTAATGCGCTATCACCCAGAATATGCGGTTCTTGAATCTCTCCACAAACTTCGGGCATTCTGTCAGGTGGATGACGGCATTGGGATAGTCTTTCGTTATCCTATCCATCACCATCCCGATTTCGTCCTCATCATTGAACAGACTGCTTTCAGCATAAGACAAAGTGTATTCTATACGCTCCTTCCTAAAAAACATTTTCTTCCAAAAGTTCTTCACGAAACGTATCACGCAATGCTTGCTACCGTTCTCCTCAAAATAAATAAGCGTTTCCATTTTCTATACTATGATAAAATTCCTATACATCCTTGTCTTTCCGTTCCTATACGACACGATGACCAATCCCGAACTCGTATGCGTCACTTTCTTGATAAGTTCCATAATGACCGTTTCGCGCCGTCCGTCGCTTCTCTCTCCGATGATTGACATATTATTCCTCCTTTACCTTTATTGAGTTCTCCACAAAGTCTGGATTGTTGTTGTATGCCTCCTGAAGACACGCTTGGATGTACTCGCCCTCTGCAAACTTTTTGCACATCCTATCGAACATCCCGGTCGTGTGTTCATTGTTCAGGTCGGCTGAATATCCCTTGTAAAGTATGCCGCACATCTGGTCCCACCAATAGAAGACGGCATCCATCTTGTAACTTGCAAAGTCCTTTGAATAATCCCTTCCGTATTTCTCCTTGGCTTGCTCCATAATGCTCTTGTACTGCACCACAGCCATGTCAAGCATCGTCCTTGCGGTCTCGATGTAGGATATGAGTACGGAATCCTTAATCTTTGCATTGTCGAGTGTTTGCTTGATAGCGATGCGAAATAGCGTGATGTCATTCGCCGCCTCGTCAATCACCCTGTCGGAATAGTCCAGCCAGAATTGTTTGCTGACCATATTCTCCTTGATGAAGATTTCTCTCAACTTGGCTTCCTTGAAAGCACGATTGCAAAATTGTTTCGTCTTTCCTTTCAGTAAGTCTTTTCTATCAACAAGCATGGTATAGGCGTTGTGCATTTCATTGATTGCAGACGTTACCATCAACCCTACGCCGAAATCCACGACCCTCGCAGTCCATTTTAATCCCTCAAGGTCGCGTTCTCCGTGATAATATACTTTCCTAACCATTTTCTTCGTGCATCTTTATGATTTCATTGAGATAAAAACTTGCTTTCTTGATGTCTTCGAGATACTTTCCTTTTTCCTTACATCTCATGATGTATTTTAGACTATTTGAAAGGCAAAAACTTTCAAAGGCATCCATCCCGAAAAAAGCCTTGATAACGTCGAAACATTCTATCCCGCCCTTTACATAATGACTGGGATGTGAAACCATTTCTTTTTCTTCCATTTCCATAAATCAAAATATTTTTTGTTCCTGCTGTCTTGCTCTCACTCTTTTCTGACAAACGTCAAAGTATTTGTCGCTAAGTTCTATGCCTACGAAATCCCTCTTCTCTTCAATCGCGGCAATCAACGTACTTCCACTGCCAGCAAACGAATCCAACACCAACTCTCCCTCGTTGCTGTAAGTACGAATAAGCCACCGCAACAGATTGACGGGCTTGGCCGTGGGATGAAGCCAATCTTCCTTGCTATGACCTTTCGGGAACGTAACTATCGTTCCTGGGTATTTCTCATCACTGATAGTGGTGGGTGCTGCGATAAATTTCCCATAACAATTATTCGTAGGGTCTTTGCCCAAGGAACCACGGACGTGGTTCCTTTGATGGGGTAGAGATTTCACCATCTGCGGATTGTAGATGGGTGGTTTGTCGTAAAACACAAGTATTTGCTCATGTTGTCGCATTGGCATACGCTTGCAATTCAGGAAATTGCTCTTCCTGACCTTGTTCCACACGATGTCGTAGCGGAACCACCTCGCATTGCTCATGATAAGTTTTGCCGCAAACAATCCCTGACCAAACAAAAGCACCGCTCCGTTCGGTTTGATAATCCTCTTATATTCCTTCCACAATGCTTTCAGGTCAACCTCCTTATCCCATTGTGCATCGGGATTGCTCTTGTTCAATGTCGAATACGGAGGGTCTGCAAGTATCAAGTCAACACAATGGTCTGGAAAATCCCTCACAACTTCAAGGCAATCTCCTTTGTATATCTTGTTCCTTTCCATCATCCAAACAAATCTCCCTGCCTGTAAGTTCCTCTTATCCGTTTCACGCAGGCATCGTAAAACTTCTCGTCTATCTCAAATCCCAAATAGTGCCTTCCAGTGTTGATACACGCTATCGCAGTCGTACCGCTGCCCATGAACGGGTCAAGTACTAGTTCGCCTTGCTTCGTGCTATTCTTGATTAAGTATTGAAACAATGGCACTGGCTTGGCTGAGTCATGTATGTTCATCCCTCGCTTGTCCTTCGGTTTGACATTAGGTATGCTTATCAAGTCGGAAGACCCGCAGTCGTTAATGGGTTTCGCCGTGCCTTTGCGAAGAAATAAGATGTATTCAAAGCAATTCATATAGAACAATCCCTGTATCTTGTTCATCTTGTTCCAAATCAGGCATTTCACAAAATGAAAGTCGCTCGAATCTATCACGCCTAAGAAGTGTGTCAGATTCACATGGTTGCACATGATGTAGCAATGACCGCCATCCTTCAACACCCGATACAACTCCGGAAGGTATTGCTCAATGTCAATGTCGTTATGTTCAAACACCTTCCCTTTGTTGTAGATGTCCTTTCTCAACATACCTCCCGCATTGCCAAAGTTCCCTCTCGCAGTAACACGATACGGTGGGTCGGTTACAATGCAATCCACACTATCGCCCTCAACGCCTTTCATCAACTCCAAACAATCCCCGTGATAAATCTTGTCTATCTCCATAGTTTATTTTCAAGTTGTTTCTTGGTAAAAAGCACATGCCGAGTTTGTGACCTTGATTTTCTTCTTTCCGTTGAACGTCCTACGGTTCGGCCATATACCGCAGTACTGGATAATCCGACCGCCGCATTCCCATCGTTCACGATGTTGGCAAGTACGACAAGTCTTGCCTTTCACTTCTTCAGGTGTCTTTGCTTTCATTCCATTTCTCCCTTGTCTTTATCCTTGATTCCAAATTAACTATGATGTTGTCTATCGTCCTTCCAGAGTATTCCCTTACCACATCCTTCAAGACAGCGACTTGTGCGCGTAGTTTCAATAGTTCGTAGTCCATAAGCCTATATGTCATTTGAAATATTCAATACACCTGAAACCTTTCCTCGGCTGAAACTCTTCAAAATCCATTGATTTGAATAGCCAAGCACGGTTTGCCCATCTTCCCAAGTCCTTTTCGTATTGTGTAGGTTTCCTACTATTGGAATAGTCACGGAATGGTTGCACGAAAGGGAGAATGCCAAGACGTTTCAACGTCCGAAGTCGATAAAGGTCTTGCTCCCTTGTAGAGTTAAAACCAACAAGTACATAACACGCGATTTTATATGGCTTGATGTATTTCGTCATTGCCTCCAGTTGCGGGGTAAGATCGATTTGTGGCAAGTCCCATGCGATGTGAATATAGCCTTTCATCTTCACGCTATTCAATGCCGCCGCCTGTTCCTCGTCCATTATGCGGACATCCACACCGTGGAATTTGACGGGCAATCTTTGCCGCCGCAGGTCTTCGATGGCTTTGCGCCAATCGGGTGCGGCGAAAAAGTTATTGTCGAGCACCTCAATCCATTCGGCTTTCGGGTTCCATTGCATCGGCTCCACGCTGTGGATCGTTCCCTCTTTATCATGCACAAGGCAGAAGGGACAATGACGGATGCAACCGCGTGAATAGAATTGAACCGAAAAGCGGTGTGGATAGAGGTCGTATGCCAATCCAGTATGTCGGTCTATTTCTTCGGGCAGTCGGCTCTTGATGTCGTATCCTGTCCCTCCCTTTATGATTTCATCGGCATCGTAGCAAGTAAGGTCATCGGGTGTAAAGGTGAAGACCTTCGACTTGTAGATGCGGTCGTATCGCTCGAAGCCGTTCACCCATTCCACGGTGTCGCCCTGTTGTCTGTGCCATGATGCAATCTTCATCAATGCGACATTTGGAAAATTATGCCCATCCACGTCATTCAATCCAATTTTCATACACTAATTATACATATTCCCAAATATAACCATAAGCGTTATTCCTCTCACCCCGACAGCATGCTGCAATATTTGCAGATGCAGTTGCCCTATGCCCTATTTGTCTCCCGGCCTCTCTTGTACCATAAAAAGTCCTTATATATTTCCCATCAAGAGAATATTGCCTTACAGGTGAACTTAACGAAATAGACGCACGATGATTTCTTGTTCCGAAATTAAGATTATATTCCACAGAACACCATTCAAGATTTTTTATAAAGTTGTTTGATGGGTTTTCGTCTTTATGGTTGATTTGACTATAATTATGTATGTTTGGTATAAAAGATTCTGCAACCAAACGATGAACTTGTTTTACCTTTCTTTCTCCATCTACAGAAAGCATTACACGATAATACCCCTTTTTATCTTGTAATTGTCTTAGGATTCTACAATGAACTTCTTGTATTCGACCATCAGATTTTAAAACCTTTCTTGATAGTGATTTGACACGACCATAATTACTAACAAGGTAAAAATCTTCCCATCCGATTACATTTCTCCATTCTTCTCCATAAAAGTTTTTTAATGAAAGCCAACGTTTGCTGTTTACTTTAATATTATCCATCTTAATCTTTCTTCTCTTTCGGTGCATTAACGAAGTGCAAACCCCTCGTAGGGTTGCCGTTCTTGATGCAGTTGGTTATCGTCATATATGGAATGCCAGTCTTGATGCTGCATTCCTTGATGGTCTTGAACACCTCGCCTGTTTCCACACAAAGCACAGGCCTGTCCCAATACTTCTTCGGCTTGACCTTCTTTGGTTTCTTGACCACTTCAACCTTTACCACCTCGCTCGGCTTTTCCTTCGGCCTGACACACCGCATGATGGCTTCCTGAATCTCCTTCTCCACTTGTTCCCTCGGATATTGCTCGAAGGTATGCAGGTCGAGAATGGAAATCTCGCACTCCTTGTATCGGAACTTGATGTCAGGCAGATCGTCAAGGCTCCCCAAATAATACGAATTGACGTTCTTGCCGCCGACAAAGACCGATACAAAGTAGTTATTCTTCATACGTCAATGACAAGGTTAGTTCCACTGGCTCGTCATCCCACGTCACACGCGGCATCTCGAAACCGATGGATTCCATTCTACACAACAGGGAAGCCAGCCAAGCACTCCCTTGCCCACACCACGCACCCCTGCCAACGTCGCGCCTCGGTGGAAACTGGTACACATACCCTTGACCGCCACTGTTCACGGCATAATAACACTTCAACGTTTTCATAGTCTCCAAAGTTAAATCATCATCACATCACCCATTCACCACATCACACACACAACGCCCATATTGCCCATTAAGCCCATCAGACCCATCAAGTCACATCCTGCACCATTCACCTCTCATCCTCGTTCCACATGCGGGTGTTTCCGCTTGTAGTTCGGGTCCTTGTCACGACCAAGAATCTTATCCACAGCATGTGCCAAGAGATATTCCTGTGTAAGTCCCATTATGCCAGCGATATGAAAGACCACAGCGTTGATGTCTGCCAGTTCATCGATGAAGTCCGATGTAAATTCCTTAAACTGTTCTGTTGTCAAATTGGCATTAGCACGTCCGACAACTTCCATCAGTTCGTTATATTCCTCCGTCAACTTCCGGCATCGTGTAAGTACGTCCTTGCCAAACTTGCAGTTAAACATTTCAAGTATTTCTGATTTTTCCATTTTTAATAGCGATAAGATGTAAAATGTATGATAGCCATAGGTTGCGATAGATTGTAGTTTTTGAACCACTCTTTCCAGTCATCAAAAGAAAGTCCGTCGTTTTTGGCCAAAGTTGGAAAGAATCGAAAACCTTCTTGTGAGACACCTTCAACGTAACCAATCCAGATAGGTTCTTGAAACCACTTTTCCTTTACTATTTCCAACTTCTGTATGCCGATGCCATTATCACGGGTCAGCCTTGCAAGTTCAACTTGCTTACTCCGATACGGCTTTCCAGTCCATTGTCGAATAGAAAGACAGGCTTCACCCCTTTCTATCTGCTCAAAGCGTTTCTTCCACAACTCATAGTTTGCACGGATAGTGTGAACTTTAGGCCAGTCGCCTACTGTTTCATTGAGGGCTGTAAGAAACTTGTCCTTGAACCCTGTTTCTTCTCCAGCCCTTGCATGAGTTACCGGAAACACCTGCGAAAGAGTAATAACGTAAGTTTTCATAATCATAAAAGTGTGATAAAGAATGTCTTTATAAACAAAAAAAAGGCCCCACGCCGCATCACGCGGAATAGGACCAAACAATCAGAATGACAAAGTTGATTACTCTTTCTTATCTGCAAGTCTTTCAAGATGCTTGTCCTTCTCCAGCACGTCAAGAATACGTGTCTTCACGATGTCGGCAATCTCGTACTCCTCCGTCGTCTCCTTGTAAACGACATCCTTGATGGCTCTGCGTACATCATCCACGTTCGCCGCCTGCACCAGATGGAAGTGCGACTGCATCTTCTGCTTCGTCCGTGTACCGCCCTTTCTTGTCCGCACCTCAACCTCCTCGGTGATGCAGACCTTCACCTTGTACCAGTTCTCGGCTGCGGCATCGGTGTTGAAACATATCGTTCCATACTTAGGCTTGGTTATCGCCGTTACCTTGATCGGGCGGTTGTTGTACTCCATTTCCTTGCGGATGTTCGTTTCGCAGTCAATGAAAGTTGCAGACTCAACGACATACTTCTCTTTCTTTTCTTTCTCGATTCCGTTCTCATTGGTTTCATTGTACGCGATGGTTGCTTCCATCCAAAAACCTGAACGATTCCTTAAATTTCCCATTGTAAAATAGTTTTAGTGAAAATATTATTTAGTTGTTAGAATAACATCAACTGCATACCAGCCTTCTTCTCTTGCTCCGTATGAATAAACAATTTGTCGAACATGTGAACCATCGGCGAAATCACAATCGAGTTGCCTGCAAGACGATAGAGCGCACTATTTGACAACCCGCTTTCAAGCAACTTGTCAATGTCCTCTTCGCCAACATCCATGAGTCTAAAACATTCCCTGGGAGTCAATTTCCTAATCCTCATAGCCACAGGGATGATGTCTTCCAAGAATTGTATCAGTTCCTGCCTATCGTAGTCGAAAGGAATGGCTATCAAGTCATCGACACGCTCGGTCAGGTCTCTCAATCTTTTTTTCGGTTGCCAGGACTTCACGATTTCCTGCAACTTGAACCTGATGTTCTCGGAAAGCGTTTCCCTCTCGTTCTCCGATTTCCTCAACCTGTAAATCTCCTGGAACACCACCTTGAACACCCTCAGACATTCGTCCTGGGTCTTCTCCATGCCATACAACCTCCTGCAAGCCCTGTAAACCACCCTCACTTGCCTGTGCAAATCCCTTTTCCTATCCATATCGTTATTCATGTTTTCACATCTCACGCAGACCGCCGGAACATGGCTGTCTGCCTTGATCGTCCTCGAAATATTGTGTAAAGGCCTCCTGTCGAAGCCGGGAGAAGTGTTGTACTGCACGCAGTCGAACTCATGCACCTTCCTCCCGTGCCACCAGACAAAAGGCCTGTCGTCATCGCGTCTCATAAATCTCCATGACAGATGTCATCGTGGAACCATCATCCCGCAATAGCGTCGCACCACCAAACTTGTAGCAGCCCGCAAGCAAGGTCTTCGCAACAACAACAACGTCATAATCGGCATTAAAAAACTTAATCCGTCTCATATATCTCACACAGCAAACAGTCCTTGCTCGTCAATGTCGTTATCGTTCCCATCACCCTGCCGCCAAGCACCATGTACTTCCCCTTGGAAAACGTCGCTCCTTCCTCGCCATAAAGATGCCTGCGCAAACGCTCTTCTGCCGTCCGCGCCCGCGTCACGCCTCGCGCATCAATCCTTTTCATAAACCAACACAATCAAACTATGGTCTATGTTCTGGGTTAGGGCGTTGGACGTTTCTTCCTTGCCGATTTCGAGTGCCATACGATGGTTCCTCATACGTTTGGCAGCGTTAATCGCTCTCATAGACCAATGCAACCATGTAGTATTTCTGCACTCCGCTTATGGCATTCGACCACTTGTCAGAATTGAGTTCGAGCATCTGCCTATGCGGTGACGAATGCCATTCGCCGATGGAACGACCTCGGCTTGCACATCCTATCACCCTAACAAGTTTCATAGACAATCCTCACAATATGAACCATCGTACCGCTATGTGTAGTCGAGCAGGTGATGCAGTTGCAGACCTTGACCTGATGCCAGTTCCTCAACTGCCCTTTCTCGTCCCTCGACCATCCGTAGAGTTTCAGTTCAGGTTTCATCTATCTCAATCACCTTCTGCAACCTATCGGACATAGGATTGAGATAGATGAAACCTGAAC